CTGCAGAAGTAGGTTCTGGTGCAATCTCGGCAGGTGGTGATGTAGGAAATAAAGGATCTGAAGGTGTATTCTACACAGTAAACCAACGTGGAAACGTTTGGGGTGGTGGATTTCCAACGACTCTTCCTGAATGGGATACTATCGTTGGTCGTTTAGACAAGCAAGGATCTATTGAAGAAAATGTAATCTTCGTTGATAGAGACTTCGGTTTTGCTGTTGATGATATGTTAGCTACAATTAATGGTTATGCAGGTGCAGCTTCTGCAAATGCAGCGTCGTTTGGTTTATTTGAAAACGACCGTGATATGGCTCTAAACCTTGGTTTCTCAGGATTCCGTAGAGGTTATGATTTCTATAAATCAGATTGGAAATATTTGAATGATCCTACTATGAGAGGTGGTTTACCAACTGCAGCAGGTTCAGGAAAAGTAAACGGACTATTAGTTCCAGCAGGATCTACTACTGTTTACGATCAGATTTTAGGGAAGAACGCTAAGCGTCCATTCTTGCACGTACGTTACCGTGCTTCAGAAACTGAAGACAGACGTTACAAAACTTGGATTACAGGTTCTGCTGGTGGTGCTGACAACTCTGATCTTGATGCAATGGAGGTTAACTTCCTTTCTGAAAGAGCAGTGTGTACTTTAGGTGCTAACAACTTCTTCTTGTTTCAAAACTAGGGAGTAATATTTAATAAGGGTGGTCGCAATTTGCGACCGCCCATTATTAATGAATTTTAATTTTAATTTTAATTATATTTAATGAAAACAAAGATTGCACAGACTAACAAGGTCTATAAACTGACTCGTGATGAAGCTCCTTTATCTTATATGATACCTACAAGGCACACATCACAATTTCCATTACTATGGTTTGATGAAGAGAACAACGTTAATAAAACGCTTCGTTATTCCCGTAATCAAAAATCTGTATTTGAGGATGAACAAGATGGAAATATAATAGTAGAACCAATTATTTTTGAAGATGGTTTTCTTCACGTACCAAAGGATAATCCGATGTTACAACAGTTTCTTTATTATCATCCATTAAACGGTAAGCGTTTTATAGAGGTAAACAAAGAAGTAGATGCGCAGGTGGAAGTTGAAAGACTTACAACAGAAGTAGATGCTCTTATTGAGGCGCGCAATCTGTCTATAGATCAAATTGAATCCATTGGTAGAGTGTTGTTTAATAAAGACACATCTAAGGTTACAACCTCAGAACTAAAGAGAGATATCTTAGTATATGCTAAGAACGATCCTCACACGTTTTTAGAGGTTATTAGCGACCCTACTTTAAAATTGCAAGCCAATGTGTCACAATTTTTTGATAAAGGCTTACTGACCTTTAGAAAGAGTAATAAAGAAGTGTGGTATAATACCGCTTCTAATAAAACAAAAATGCTAAACGTACCGTTTGGAGAAGAGCCAATGTTTATTGTTTCAACCTTCTTACAATCAGATGATGGTATCGAGGTGTTGAAGATTCTAGAAAAACTACTCTAGATTAAAAATAAAGTGTTATATTAGAACCTCTTCCCAAAAAGAAGAGGTTCTTTTTTTTTGTTATCTTTGTAAAAATGTTTACAGATGATTAACTCAGTTAGAAATACAGTATTGTCTGTGCTTAATAAAAATAATTACGGATATATTTCTCCGTCAGATTTCAACTTGTTTGCGCAGCAGGCGCAGTTGGATATCTTTGAAAATTATTTCTACGAGTACAACAATCAAATAAATAAAGAAAACTCACGTTTGTCTGGTACAGGATATGCGGATGTTACAAAGGGAATAGAGGAGGTTATTGATATGTTTTCAGTATCAAACCCATTAACTTTACGTCTATATTCTACCTTAACCCCCTTGCTTCCGGCAACATCTAACACTTATTATTTGCCATCTCAGACAACCACAGGGGATGACTACTACTTGATAAATAAAGTTTTAATCTATACCTCTCTATTATCTAGTGGTCTTACCGATCAAATTGTGGGTGGATCTAATACGTGCATAGACACCACGGCAACATTCATTTCTGACGGAGTAAAGGTTGGAGATACTATAGCTCTAATAAGATCTGGAATAACACAATATGTTGTGGTTGAAGTTGTTACCTCTGAAACGGAATTAGTAACTACAAATAGTATTTACAGCAGTCAGGTTTGGAACGCTATCAATATTCAATATGCCATATACAATAATGATTTACAAGAGGCGGAAAAGGTTACGCATAGTAAAATTACTATGCTAAACAACTCTCTTCTTACGGCACCATCATTGACGTATCCAGCCTATACCGGAGAGTCTTTGGTAATAAACGCATTTCCTAGCACAATAAACAATATAGGTAGGGTTTTATCTCAATACATAAGATACCCAAAAAATCCTAAGTGGACATACCAGTCGTTGGGGACGAGTGGGGAGCCTTCTTTTGATCAATCACAACCAGACTATCAAGATTTTGAATTACCTTTAGATGACGAAGGCGACTTAGTAAAAAAGATCTTACAATACGCAGGGGTGTCAATACGAGAGGTATCTGTAGTACAGTTTGCAGGGGGTCTTGAGAATTTAGAAAATCAGCAACAGCAATAATTATGGCATATATATCACAGTATCAGTATTATGAAAACGGCGGCGCAGACCCTATAGACGAAAATTGGGGATCATATCAATATGTTTCTTTGTTTGAAATAGTCAATAATTTTATGTTGATGTATCAGGGAAACCATAGTCTTGTGAATAACGAAGAGAGATTTAAGGTATTGTTTCACGCAAAACGAGCAATACAAGAATTAAACTATGACGCTTTTAAAGAGATTAAAGTTTTAGAACTAAGTGTGGATGACCAGCTTAGGTATATATTACCTTCAGACTATGTGAATTGGGTTAGAATTTCACAAGAGGTAAACGGTATTCTGTACCCTCTTAGCGAGAACATCCAAACAAATTGGTCGGCAGCATATCTTCAAGATAACACAGGAAAGATATTATTTGATATTGACGGAAACGCATTGTCTCCGCAATTTTCAGAGTTAGATTATGCTAGGATATTTACTATACAGCCAACAATATACCTAAACCAAGGATCTTCATATAATGGTCAGATGGGCTATAACGATGGAGGGGATTGGTACTTTGAAAGACAGATTGGGAGTCGGTTTGGACTAAACACTGAGACAGCAAACTCTAATCCTACTTTTAAAATAAACAGCAAAACGGGTGTAATTAATTTTAGTTCAGGTATGGCTTATAAGCTAATTGTTCTTGAGTACATATCAGATGGTATGGAGAATGGCAACGACAGCAAGATTACCGTTAACAAAATGTTTGAAGATTTCTTGTATGCATATATTGAGTATGCAATTTTAAGCTCAAAGCTTGGTGTTCAGGAATATGTAATTGCAAGAGCGCGAAAAAGAAAACGTTCTCTATTAGCAAATGCAAAGATAAGAATTAGTAACATACATCCGGGCAGATTATTAATGAATATGCGAGGAAAAGATAAGTGGTTAAAGTAATATGGCAAATATAACAAGAAGTTTTAGTTCGGGTGTGATGAACAAAATGGTCGATGATCGTCTTATTCCTAACGGTCAATATGTCGATGCACTAAATGTTCGTATGGGATCTACCGAAACCTCTGAGGTTGGTGTTGTAGAAAATTCTAAAGGGAACTCCATACTAACTGGGCTATCATTTGAAGGAACTCCTCTAAGCGATTTGGCACGATGTATTGGAGCTTATGCGGATGGCTCTAACGAGACGTTATATTGGTTTGTACACGACTCTAATTTCACACCATCAAGTACGGGGAAGATTGATATGGTGGTGTCGTATGACACTAAATCCGATAGCACGGTGTACCATATTATTTCTGTAGATGATGGGGATGGTATAAATACAACTTTAAACTTTGATCCAAGATACCTAGTAACGGGTGTAGATAAGATAGAGGATTTATTGTTTTTCACAGACAACCATACTGACCCAAAAAAAATAAATGTAACAAGAAACTATGCCAATCCTATATTAGGAGTGGATGGATTTTCTCTAGAGTCAGTACTTGTTATAAAAAAACCACCCACAACTGCACCAACTATTGTTTCGGTTTCAACTCCGAGTCAAGATAATTTTCTAGAGGATAGGTTTGTTTGTTTTGCATATAGATACAGATATGAGGATGGGGAATATTCTGCAACATCTCAATTTAGTAACCCTTCTTTTATACCAAAAACATTTGATTATAGTGTTGCAACCGCATTAAACGAGGGAATGTTAAATTCCACCAATATGTGCAATATCACATATAACTCAGGAGGACCCCTTGTAAAGTCTGTCGATCTTTTATTTAAGGATATGAACAGTTCTGTAATTAAGATTATAGAGAAGATAAACAAAGAAGATTCAGGTATAGCAAATGATCAAGAGTATACTTTTTCTTTTCAAAACAGTAAAATATTCACAATACTTCCATCATCAGAGATTCTTAGGTTGTATGATAATGTTCCGTTACTATCTGAGTCTCAGACACTTATGGGTAACAGGCTTATGTATGGCAACTATCTTGAGGGTTATGATTTAAAAGATAGATTTGACAATCCTACACAATTTAATTATACCGTTAATTTTGAGAGTGAACTAGTTGGATACAAGGAGCTTGGATATACCACACCTCAAGGCGTTTATACCTTAGATGTTCCAACTACAGTTTCTGGTTCAACCCTAGAGTTTGATCTTACAGATCAGGTTTTAGCAGCAGGAGCTGTTCTTAGTTTTATTGTTAGGTATTCACACCAAGAGTGGTCGGGATCTGATATTCCTTATCCTTCAGAAGACACAGAGGACATAACGATTAACTTTATATATACATTGACACAAAGTTTTGGATCAGCTCTTGAGCTTTCTCAATCACCTGATTTTCAATTTCAGGTAGGTGTTGCCAATACAGATATAGTTGCCGATTCTTGTTCAGGGGGGAGCTTTACAGATATATTTAATTGTTCAATTCCTAACGAACTTGCAAATGGAATGTCTTCTGTTTTTAAGTATGCGAGTGGTGTCACAGGAATTCTTGGCTCTATCGCTATAACCTCTCCGTCTGCCAATGTGATAAATCTTCAACTCCCTGCTATGCAATTTGTTGATGATCCAACAGGTGTTGCTATAACATATACAGCCTATGAGTATTACAAAATAACCCTTGCCGATATTAGCTTTCAAACAATTGGTGACCCTAAAAGTTTACACAGTAACAGAGGATATGAGATTGGTATAGTCTATATGGATGAGTATAATCGTATGTCAACAGCATTGGTTAGTCCTGAAAATAATATACACATACCTTGTGAAAACTCCGATACCGCCAATAGAATAATGGTAAACATACCAACAATACAGGTGGCTCCTTATTGGGCAAAACGATATAAGTTTGTAATAAAACCAGATAAGAAGGACTATAATATTATCTATACCAACTTCTTTTTTAGAGACCCCACCACGGGATCCGACTTCTTTTTACTTGATGGACAAAACTCAACTAAGATAGAAGAGGGTGATCAGCTTATTATCAAAACAGATACTCAAGGACCGTTAAGAACCTGTGCTAACACTACTGTATTAGAGAAAAAAGCACAGTTAGAAAACTTCCTTACGCCACCCCCTGCAGACTCAGAAGGTGTAGAGATTCCCGTTCCTGCCGGAACGTATATGAAGCTAAACGCTAATAACTTCTCTACAGAAACAGGAGATCTTCCCGTTATTGCATATGGAATGAAGACTAAGATATCAAACGCTTTTGATGGTCCTTGTCCAGAAATAAAATACCCGGTAGACACCCCTAACCCTTCATACGATCCGGCTGGACCGGCAGACAGCACCAATCCTAAAAGAATACCGTATCCTATTACGCCCGGAACACATATAACTATATTTCTAAGTAGTGACAGGAGAGGGAAGGCAGGGGTCGAAGAAAAGCATTGGGAGGTAACGGCAGATTTTGTGTCTCCTGTTGAATACCCTAGCTTTAGAGAATGGTTTGACGGTGAAAATATTGCGAATACATTAGATGCTCAGTCACAAGAGGTTGGTGGAGTTTCGGGTCCTAACTACGACCCGGCATATCCAGCGCCACCTGCGCCGTGTGTTTCTACCAAGGTTACTTCTAGATTTTTAGCTGAGGGGCTTATAGTCAATGGTGATGAAAAATTGTTTTTCGTGTTCAAAGGATCTAAGGGATATACAAATAGATATAAAAGTGTAAAGGCAAAAATGAAGATTACGGTAGTTCGATCATTTGGAACGATTGCTTTTGAATCAATACCTTTAGATGCGGAGCCAGATTTATGGTACGAGTCTGACGAGTCTTTTCCTATTGACGAATTAGGGCAGCACTCAGGTAATTTTCAAGATCAAAACCTTAGCTCAAATCTGCCTGCAATAATCAACACATCTTTCTTTAATTGCTATTCATTTGGTAATGGCGTTGAGAGCTATAAGATTCAAGATTCTATTATAGGAAAGGAGTTGGTCCTTGGAAATCGAGCAACAACAACAAACTCTAAGTTATATGGTGCCGAACAAAGATTTAGTGATATAACGTATAGCGGTGTGTATAACACAGAATCAAACATAAATAAACTTAATGAGTTTAATGTTGGATTGTTAAACTTTAAATTATTAGAATCATCGTTTGGTCCTATCAATAAGTTGTTTGCAAGAGAGACAGATATTCTAACCCTACAGGAAGATAAGATATCCTATGTATTGGGAGGTAAAAACTTATTGTCTGATGCAGGCGGAGGCAGTGCTTTATTATCAGTGCCTGAAGTGTTAGGTATTCAAATTGCAAGGGTAGAAGACTACGGCATCTCTCACAACCCAGAAAGCTTTGTTGAATGGGGATCTGACAAGTTCTTTACCGATGCCAAGAGAGGAGCGGTTTTAAACTTAAAAGGACAAGGAAACAGTGAGCAGTTGGCGGTAATTTCTCAGGCAGGTATGAGACCTTGGTTTAGAGACTTATTTAATAGCTCTTTTCAAACACAAAAATTAGGTGGGTTTGATCCATATATGAATGAGTATGTATTGGCATCTAATGCTATATTAACGCCGGTACCCGAATCATTTAAAAATTGCGGATTTACAGAAACAATAATAGTTACTGATCAAAACCCCTACACATATACTTATGATTTAGGGAATTTAGTTGGTACAGTTGATGTTGATTATTCTGTTCTACAGCCCTTGTCGGGAACGTTTACTGTAACAGCAGTATACAACGGAGTTACAACCACTACAGGACCTGTAACGGCAAATGGAACCCTATCTTTTGATAAGGATGATATACTAGCTGATACGGTACAGATTTCCATAACAGCAACTGACACTGCCAATATAACTCTTAACGTAAAGTGTCCTTTAGGAGATACTGTTACTGTGGTTTTAGTGAGCATATCATCTCCGGTCGATATAGATAAGCAGATACACAACCAATATAGATGGACCGATAACACATTTCAGTCTCCAATACATTCGGATCAAGTAACCTTTTTAGGTGGGTCTTCTCCTGTAGTTTCTTTATACCAAACCATTACGGGACCACAGGGTGGAGGTGTTATTCCTTCAAACAATGCGGATGTAATAATTATGTCAAATAAGGTTGGATCTGATACGTATGATTTTAATATGTATTCAGACAGTTTTAAATATCTAAGATCCAATACTTTATATAATAATACAACATCAGAGATAAACGCTCTGATACTTGCAAGCGCAGCATCGACCCCTATAAACCCACCGGCTAATGGAAATACTGATTATAACTCAACATTTACAATGCCAACGGTTGGGGATTATTTATATTTAGTTTGGGATTATAGAAACAGTACTCCAATAGATTTATGTTTCGCCGTCTTGTCAACAGATGCTTGTTGTGACTGCGCGCCAGCATCGGCAATTTATCAGGTAAGAGATTGTGAAACAGCTACTATATATACCGTAGAAGACACGTACTTAAACGGATTAGGCATTAACTCGACAGTTCAGTTTGTTTTAGGAATTGGAGTAGGGGCAGGAACGTTTGTACATTGCGGTGAGATAATAGGCTTTGGAACGGTGCCTGACGCAACACTGTTTTCTAATGAAACTCAGACTTGTGGAGACACTATAAACTGTAATTTTGAATCGTCTCAAGGTTGTACTACATATTCAGTATCTTCCTTTGGAAACTTCCCAGAGCAATTTTGTTACACCCCCTGCGATGGTAGTGGGTACACTTGCATTATGCTAGACCCTTCTGGTGGCGGAGACAGCGAAACAGTTTGCGCAGTAACAGGATCAGCAACATACTCCGGACCAATTGGATCAGGAGGATCTTGTCCTTAATAAAAAAATAAAATTATGGCAGTATATTACTTAGACGGAACAACCCTATCAAACTCAACGGCAGTATATGACGATGAGGCATTAACGATATGTGCAACAGATGGATTTTATTCAAATGGATCTGTTGTTAGGGAATTATTAAATTGCAGCCTTCAGCCTCAGCAGGATTGTGCTGAATGCGTATTGCCTTGTGGCGAAAATATTGTGCCACCCGCAGGTGGAGAAGGACTTTACAACCTAACATTTTCAGCCGGGGCTAATTTAGGGGCGATTGTGGTTTACTTTAACCCAGACACAATACCTGATGGTATTAGAGTATTATATGATGGGACTTATCAGAATGCAGTGTCATCTCCTACCACCGGAAGAATACAAACAACAAGTGGCGTTGCAGATGCTTTTACGATATTAGGAGATCCTACGTATGTCTGTACTCCAGCAACGGGAATATATGATTATTTTGATGGTTTTGCAGGAGGAGTTTGGGTTCCCGGAAATCCGACCACACAATCTGTAACAATTAATGGTGGCGATGATCAGCGTGGAGGTGAAAATGAATATAGCACTATGGTTATACCAAAAACAAACATTCTACCTAGCAATGTAGATGTTCAGGTTATAGGACCCTGCGCAAGCACCGGGTGGTCTATAGATGTTGGTTGCCCAATAACGCTACCAAGCTTTGCTTCATCTGTAATGACAGGGTCAACCGCCTGTTCTGCAGCTACCGAAACCTATTACTTTGCTAAACGATATGTAGATAAAGATGATTCGTTGGTAGTTTTTCCCATTCTGCATAATTGGGTGTTCTCTGATTCCACCGGGGCAACCGTATTGATAGATGGAAATTATGTTATGTCCAACAGTAATATCATAACGGTGGTTAGTGGGGTTGTTACAGCCGTAAACGCTTGTTCTTAACTAATAAAAAAAAATAAACAATGTCAGCAGTACCAAATATAAATAATACACTAACATATAGCGAGTCTGTATCTGGGTGGACATCTTTTTATTCCTACGATCCGGACTGGATGGTAGGTATGAACAACTATTTTTATACGTTTAATAAAGGTAATCTTTACCGGCATAATGTAAATGAGGTCCGAAACAATTTTTACGGCGCACAGTTTACAACCACATTGCAATCAGTGTTTAATGATATACCACTTGAAAACAAGCTGTTTAAAACTATAAATTTAGAGGGGGACAGTGCTTGGAGCGCAACAATAGCCACCGACATTCAAGACTCAGGATATATTGAGAAGGATTGGTTTGTTAAAAAGGAGGGGGCTTGGTATTCGTTTATAAGAAACTCAGGGTCTACTCCGGCAGGGGCGGATGAGTACCCACTTCGATCTTTAAATGGTATTGGGAACAGCTTAGTGGTAAGCGCACCTATAGCTGGGATTATAACTATTGACTTTTCTTTAACTATTAACATTGGCAATATTGTGAGTGTTGGAGATTTAATTTATTTTACATCTGCAAATGTTCCTCAGTTAGCGGGTAAGATTACAGAGATTAATGTAAACCTACAAGGAGGCATCAACCAGCTTGTAATTGATAACTCAGCACTGGTTGGAGTGGTGCCAATTCCATCTTCAATAGAGTATTTTTTATATATTAAAAATTCGGTTGCTGAGTCTCACGGAGTCCTAGGTCATTATGCGGTTGTCAACCTAATAAATGACAGCACAGAAAAAATAGAGTTGTTTGTAATTGAGTCAGAGGTTATGAAATCATTTCCTTAAAATTCTTTATCTTTGCATTATGGAAGATATGGTTTTAGTTAAATCCCCAATAGACATAGTACAAGACATTAGCCTAAACAGGGGAATGATGTGGGAAAAAATATCCGTATTTTTAGATCAGTTAAAGACAATTGATAGTGCACTAACACATAAGGCTGGAACGCCTCAGTCAAAAGAAATGATCGAGGTATTTCCTTTAAAACAAACAATAGAGGGTGGCTTATATACAAGAGAGATCTTTATGCCAGAAGGGTCTTTAGTTGTTAGTATGATTCATAAGCAACAACATCCTTCTTTTTTATTAAAAGGGAAGGTATCTTATCTGACAGATGCAGGTGAGGTAAAAACAATTATAGGACCTACAACTATATTTACTCAAATAGGAACTCAAAGAGTTTTATATATGCACGAAGATACAGAGTGGGTTTGCGTGTATAAGACAGAGGCAAAAACATTTGAAGAGGCGGAGGCAGATGTATATACGGATAACTACAAAGATTTGCCACTAGAATTAATAGAAAAAAATAAAGTATTATGGCAGGATTAATATTAGGTATTGCTGGATTAGCGGTAAGTATTGGGACAACAGCAATGTCCTTTTCTGAGAAAGCAAAGCAGGAAAAGAGATCAAGAGCTATCGGGGCTAAGGCTCAAAAAATGATGGATGAAGCTAGAGATAAGTTAAAAATAAATTTTGCAGATGCATTATCTATTAACAAAGAGCCCTATGAAAGAGAGCGTGAGGCTATGCTGTCTGCAGGTGCGCAGGTTATGGAGCAAGCTATGGAGAGCGAAAGAGGTGGCGGAGCCACCGCTGGAAGAGTATTGGCAGCACAACAAGAGGGTCAGGGTCAAATTCGTGATAAGATGAGTCAGGATTTATTTAATCTTGAGGCGGCACAAGCAGAAGAAGATTCAAGGCTTAGGGACATAAATGTTCAGATGGATTTAGGTGAGGTAGAAGGTGCACAGGCTGCTGCTGCTGCTGCTGAAAACGCTGCGAACATAGCGCAACAACAAGGTGTGCAAGGCATATCTAATGTTGCTCAACAAGGACTGGCAATGGTACCTTTATACCAAAAAACAGGAGGTGTTCGTGCAGCAAATAAACTAGGAAGACAGGCTAAAAGAGCAGGTAAAGATGTTCAGTCAACTATAATGGCAGGATCGGTTACGCAAGATGCTACAGGTACTGCGGCAGGATCAGATTACGTACCAGAAAAAACAATTTGGGGACAAGGCACTGCTAATGAGTATGATATTTCGGGTTATGCAAATGCTCAGAGTGACATACAGAGAAGAGATTGGTTGGCTCAGAACGAAGCATTTACACGAGGTATAACTTTCTAAAAAAATAAATTAAATGGCAACATATTATAAGTATCAAGAACGTGATCCTAGTAGTGAAATAAATTGGGCAGAAGTTGGGGCAAATTTTTCAGGGATGCTTCAAGAGGAGTCTCGTGTTCGTACAGAAAAGAAACAGGCGATTGACGATTCAACCAGAGAACAACAACGTGTATTAGACAATGCTGTTCAGGGCGATAGTGCCAATATGAACCAATGGACATTGGATTATGCTGCAAATGCCACGGAACAAATGATGATGACAAACCGGCTTATGAAGTCCGGGGATTTAAGTATGAAAGAGTTCACTATGATGCGCCAAAATTTATCAGACGGTACAGATCAGGCGTTTACTTTGTCTCAAGAATACCAGTCTGAATATGCGGATAAGATGGCGCGTGCTGATTGTAAAGATCCTTCTGGAGTTGGGTGCTCTCAACAATTAGAATTGGATATGATGGCTAGTGCTGAAGGTTTTGGAAACTTCAACAAGTCACAGCTTGTTATTGACCCACAGACAGGAAAGGTAAATGTTGGTTTCTACAAGGATAATGGTGAAGGCGTTATGGAGTTAGATTCAAACCCTAACAGTTTAGTTGGTATAAACAATCTACGAAACAGAATAAAAGGAAAGATTGAGCTGTATGATATGTCGGGCGAGGTAGCTAAAGCTGCGGAAAGTTTTGGAAAGTACGAAGCTGTTACACGAGAAATAGGATCTTTATACAGAAAAGGTCAAATAACAATTACATCTGATGTTACTCAGAGGGGTGTGGAAATAAAAGAATCTGTAAAGAGTGGATTACTAACCCAAGACGAGGCAGATAGATTAAACGAAATAACTCCGGGATGGGATAGTGTCGAAGATGCTTGGCTAGAGGGTCAATTATCAAACACATATAATGTGTCTTCGTTGTTGACTAATAATTTAGGTCAAATAGATGGAGTATCTTACTCGTTTACTTGGGACGAAAAAGAGGTGGATGCTACAACTATTTTATTAAAGAATGTAGATGGTGCCGCGGTACCTGATTGGGAAACTAAGTTCGGTAAAGAACAAAGACAAAAAGCAAAAGATGGTTTAAGAACAGTGTTGCGTGGGGCTTTAGATCATACACAAAAAGTAACTACACCAGCAGATAGTCCGGGATTCGCTCCAGCTCCATCTGCAATGAAAATGAAATTTGAAAAAGAAAAAGACGAGCAACTCTCTTCTCAAAGATCTTGGAACTCTTTATTTTCTTTAACTCCTGCCGAAAGAAATTCTATACTGGGTACTCTACTTAACAGTGAGACAGCAACCAGTAGAGGACTAATTGGGGCTGAGTTTTCTGCAGACGGAAGCGCAATAGAATATAGATATCAAGACCCATCTCTAAATAACATAGTAACTATCCCTGAAAACCCAACAGAATCTCAATGGGCAATTTTAGGTAATGCAATCACAGGGCTAGAAGATCCTACCGAAGCAGCGAGTGCTGGTAATTTTGGTGGTGATTTTATGGTTTTTGATCCAACAGAAGGTGTAGGAGCTAGAAGATCAGGTAACGCATCACAATACAAGGTGGAGCTTGCTAATTATATTGAAAAAGATTTAACCTCAGAAGCTCTTTTAGATTTAACAAAAGAACAAGTAGAGGTTGCAAAAATAATTACTAATGGACCCCTTGGAGCTTTAGGATTTACAGCAATTCCTTCAGGAAGTTGGGGAGGTGATAATACCAAAATAACACACCCATCTATTGAAGAGATATTTGATTTAGATTCTGATTTTAATGACACTGATTCAGGCAAAGAAAACGCCGCCACTGAGCTCGGAAGGTTCAATACGTTTATAGCTAAAGCATTAGCGAGTCAGACGCTAGACTTGGCTAAGAAAAATAAATGGATAGGCGGAAGTCGCGTTCCGAGCTCAAGACCCGCTCCTGCAACAACAACCGGTACAGGTAATGTACCTAGAATTCCTAAAAATTAAATAATGAACGAAGATTATCTTTTAGAACTTTATTCCTTTCTTGGAACTCAAGATCAAACATTTTCTCAGGACGTAGCTTTTGAGCAATTTGTTTTGGATATGGGCAATGAATCTTATGCAGGGAATATAAGAGGATTTTTAGCAGAGAAGGATCCTAATTTTGGAAAGGACGTTTCTTTAGACGAATTTCTGATTGACATAAAAAAAAAAGATGGAGTCGAAGTTGTCGATTCAGTATCGGAGGCTGGTCCTTTGGATTTACAACAACCATCCGTTACTAAGGAAAAAATTACTGAGGAAGATTTTTTTCAAGGTGGTTTTGGCGATGCTTTAAGGGCTTTTGATTCTATTAGCCCTATAGGTCTTGGTGATTTTGTAGACGATATGGCTCGTTCAATTGCTAGTGGTAGAGCTCAGGGATTAACTTCAGAGAACGCTGCCGACCTAATGATCTATGGAGCAGGGTCTTCTGAGGAAGATATAGAAAGCTTTTTAGAAGCAAATAAAAATTCTCAAAATTACGGAGCGTCTGCGGAGATGCAGGACTATCAAAGAATTTACGAAGAAGAAGGCAAAGGTGTGTGGGGTGTGGTAAAAGGATTAGCCCACAACCCGTCCGTTTTAAATGAGGTAATATTAACCTCCCTATCTTCTTTAGCTAACAACTCAGATGCAATGATTGCGGGTGGAGCTGTTATAGGAACCAGCGCCGGAGTTGGAGCGTTAACCGCAGGGACCGCAGCAACGGCTGTTGTTCCGGTTGTAGGAACTGTAGTGGGGGCAGCGGCTGGGGCGTACTCAGGTGCTGTGGCAGCAATGCCATACGCCTTTGGAGCAGCAAGCGCAATGGTTGAGATGGGGGCTACTTTTAGTGAGCTCCTTCAGGAAGAGCTAGGCAATCAGGAAATGACTGCTGAAAATGTTAGAGAGATATTAGAGGACCCAGAAAAATTCACAAGCATTCGCAACAAAGCAATTGCAAGAGGTGCTATTATAGGAACATTAGATGCCTTTACAGGAAAAGTTGCTAGCGGTGTAGGAGCAAAAATTCTTACCAGTTCAGCGAAAAAAAGTGTAACAGGAATGGCGACGAGAGGAGGGGTAATGAAGTCTATTGGAACAGGAGCTGGTATCGAATCAATAGGTGGGTCTGCAGGAGAATCTCTTGCTAGAGCAGCTATTGGACAAGACCAAGATATTTCAGACATAATGCTAGAGGGTGTTACTAATTTACCCGGAGGTGTTAGATCTACTCTTCAGGCTAGGTTATCAAAGCCAATCTACAAGGTTAATGGTAAAAAAGAAACGGCTCAAACTATTGATGAGTTGATAGCTACAATGACTCCAGACCAGTTGGCATCTTCAGATATTAAAATATCTAACGACTACGAAGGAAGGGCTAAAAAAATACAAGATATAATTGTTACAGGAAAAACCAGACAGCTTGTTGCGCTGGCAAACCCTGAATTAAATGACGCGACTCTTGATGCTATAACAGCACTAGAACTACAGGTAAAAAGTTTTGAAAACAATAAAACTGAAACAGGAAAATCTAAAGTATCAGAACTCAAAGCCGCTATTGCTGATCTTCAGGAAATACAATTAGCCGATGAGGTATCACAAGACGTAAAAAATACCTTTGAGTCTTTAGAGAGTTCCGAACAAATACAAAGAAAAACAGAAGCGGGCAGGGTGTTGCTTGAAGAAAAAACAACAGCATTAGGTCCGGATTCTCAGGAGAATGTTAGTATCACAGATGAAGAAATAACCCAACGTGCATTAGAAATATTCTCAAAAGAAAAACCGATATCAAACAATAATATTAATAAACAGTATAATCAATTAAGTCCTAAGTTAAAACTTACTTATGTAGAGCAAGCCTCAGACATAATGCAAGAAGAGGCTGAGGATCAAGGACTTACTGAGTTTAATTTTACAGAAGAAGATATAAACGAACGTGCGGCTATTTTATTGAATGAAGATCTTCAGGGCTCAAAATTACAAGTAGAAGATAACGAGAGCGTAGTTGGTACGTCAGTAGATAAAAAAGGAAGAACTGTTACATATATATCTAAGACAACCAAAAAAGATGGGGTAACTAAAACTTCATTTAATTTTAATAGAGACGATAAAGATGCTAGTCAAAGAGGGGCAGCAGGAGTTACTCTTGATGAAGGGTTACCTGATGGTTATAAGGTGTCAGAAAATGATGCTATAGAAGGGTATGAAATTACAAAGGTATACGAAGTAAGAGAGGGTGATAACGGAAATAACGCAGCGACTGTAGAGTTCACATCACCGGAAGAATCGTTTAGAGGAGAGGTAGTATTAGAAGAGACAAATGAAGTGGCTAAAACCCCACAAAAAGAAACACAAGCTTCGGACAAAGTTGATGAAATCAATAAACGCAGGGAGGAAGAATTAGACAGCAAGGCAGGTAGGGTGTTTCCAATTACAATAGAAAACACAAAAGAAAATAGCAACTTAATAAAAGAGAAAAAAAACCAAGAAAAAAAAATAGACGAAATAAACGCTAAGTATGATTCTGAGATAGCTAATTTAACCAACGAAGAGCAGGCGGATATTGAAACATTTTTCAGTCCTGATAGTAAGGTTGATGACACCAACACCCTATCCGGATCTAACCTTGGTATAAATAGAAACAAGGCTCCTAAGTTAAATAGTCAGCAAAATAAAAACAAAAATAGATTGGTTAGGATTGCTGAGATGGGAGCTAAAGCCATTGCAAAAGTTTTACCTGATGTAAGAATGGTTCTTCACGAGAGCAATGAGGAGTATTTAAGGTTTGCGAAAGAAGGAAAAGGAAGAGCAGAGTACCACCCTGAGAATAATATAATTCACATTAATTTATCAGAGGCTACTACATCAACAGTCCCACACGAAATATTTCACGCAGTTCTTATTAATAAAATAAAAGGAGACCCCGCCATTGCTAAGGCGGCAGAGGCTATGATGCTTTCTGTTAGAAAAAGTTTGTCAAATAATAGCGAGTTGGCACAGAAAATTGACAAGTTCGCTGCTGCATATACAGGAACTCAAGAGCAGTTCCAGAACGAAGAAAGACTTGCGGAGTTGATAGGAATCCTCTCATCTGCTGAGGCGTTTAAAGGATTAAGTAAGCCAACAAAAAACATTATCATTCAATGGTTAAAAGATTTTGCTAAAAAATATGGTATAAAAATAGGATCTGATTTTGGAAAAAAAGATTCAGATGTAATTGATCTACTAAACACCATTGCAAGAAAAACAAGAACAGGTGAAGAAATAGAGGAATCAGATATTAAGTCATTGGAAGAATTAGACAGCGGGACCAATCCTGTTGGAACTCCAACTAAGATAGAGCCTTCTAAATCTAGACAACAGAAAATTAAGTTTAAAGATTCATATAATAAGTCTTTAGTAAACTCATCACTTAGTATAGATCTTAATGCTCTTATAGAAGATATACACACTAAGAATCAAAAAGTTTGGTTTTGGGTAGCTGATCAGCTTGGTATTGATAAAGAGTTAGGATTAGACGGAGGACCTAGTTTTGCTCATCAGAACCCCAATGAAATATGGGCAAGCGGTATGAAGCTTAAGGCGATTGAAAAAAATATAGCTGAAACAGATTATTTATTTATTATAAGCGGTTCTCCTACTCAAAGCCAATTGTTTAATAAAAAAGTTTATGATAATACTATTGAAAAACTAGGAGACTTTAATACATTTAAAGATCAGGCAATAAGTACTAATGCAAAATCTGAAATTATTCAGGTACTGGAGGCACACGATAGTTGGGCATCTTTGAGAGAGGACTCAACCACGGATACCGCGGCAAAAAAGAAAACCCCAAACAAAGAAGCAATAGATAAAAAAATAGGTACAGGTAGAAAGAAATTTTTATATGCTTTAGGTAAAACTCAAAACACTCCTAATACAAAGTTCACTCAATATATGAACTCTATTGATGGATACACAGACCAAAATACTTTTAGAGATGGGTTCTATAGAGAGAATGATTTTAAGCAGAATGATATTATGTTGGTATTAAAACCAACAGGTGTACAGGCGGGATCGAATCATTCAACATATGAGAATACAGTTCTCGGAGAGGTGGTTGGGGTTCCAGATACTAAGATAGATGCGTCAGAAATTATGCCAAACGAAATGCGCATAAAAATGGAGGGGAAGCCAAGAAATAATACTTCTCAATCAGTAGCCCCTTACGGATCGGGTCGTAGAAATATAGAGCCTAAGAGTAAGTCGGCAACGAGACAACAGAAGTCTTATAAAAAATCTGATTTATCCTCTAAGAATATGATTGGGTTTTTAGATTCCTTAGAAAACGCTTTAGGTATAAATGAGAATGGCGAGCAAATTGATTCTGGTGATGGGGTTATTCCAAAATTTATAAACAATGGAATTATAGACAAAGATTTGTTGGCAGGTGTTTTACTGTATGAGGCTCCTCAGAGAGTTTTATTTATCAGTGTTAACCCCACTCTTGAAGTTGTTAATTTTTTAGAGCTACTGAATAGCCAACTAAATGACAAGCTAATTTTAGGGACTATCTCATACATAAAAGACCAACTCCCTTACTTAGAGAAAACAAAAAACATTGTAGATGAAAAGATGGGGATAATGGAAGATTTAGGAGGATCTAAAAAAGCCTCGTTATCAGATAAAATAAAGTCACAACAAACAGCTCAGTCTTCACTTGCCCTTAAGATGAAAGTAGGAAAGGCTATGACGGAAACTATAAATAAAACATACGACGCAATATGGAAAAAATATATAGAAGAAGATAATGGAACTAAATCGCTAGATAATAAATCCCCTTCAGTAAGACAACAGAAGGATGACTATAAACCCAATGATCCTGTAATAGTGACAAGACCGGTGGAGGTTATTAACGCCCCTAAAGGTGTCTTTGTAAATGTTGGTATGATAGAGGGTCAGACTGATGTAGAAATATCACAAGAAACAATAGAGTCTCGTCTTCCAAAAGATGTTAAGATAATTAAATCTAAGGTTAAAAAGAAAGAAGTAGGAGAGACAGAGGATACGCTACTGCTAAAACTATCTAGACCACTTACAAATACTGAGATGAAAGACTTCTTAGTTAGCAACAAGCAACAGGCTATAGGGCAAATGGTTGACGGCAAAGGAATCTTATATGGTAATGATCAGACAGAGATAGATGATAATTGGGGAGGAGAGTTTTCCCCTCAGTATTTTCCAACATTCAATGGCACGGTATTAAAATCTAGCCCAAAGGCTCGTCAGCAGAAAGATAATGAGAGAGAAAGTAGTTTAGAAAGAGCTATGTCTGAGATAGATAATATAATTTCTAAATCTAAGAAGAGAGGTACGAAGTTTTCTAAGATCCCTCAAAATGTAGTTAATTACTTACAAGGAACTAAGGTATATGAGGAATCTACTGATGTACAAAGAGAACAGATGGTCCGTGACGTTCGAGAACTGTTAGGAATAAAAGAAAAAAAAGCCCCGTCTGTTAAGCGTATACTTGGGGACTTAAAGTCGGCAAAAACTTTTACATTAACTGATAAGCAGTTGGTGATCAAAACAATAAAGGATCTAAATAGAGGGGCAAACACTGCTGTTAAATCTTTTAGAATCGCTAGTCAGATATTGGCTAAAGAATTTACCGGAATGGTAAAGAGTGGAAACTTAACAATAAGACAATCAGCAGCATTGGTTAGAAAATTTAGCAAGGTTGATATGCTAAGCGATGCTTCTATAGAAAACTTTGTAGAGTATATGGCTAGGGTGGTTAATAATGCAGACTATCTAAACCAAATAAGTAAGGCGAGAAAATTAGCCTCTCGTGCTAAAAAGAATATTACTAAAAAGATTGGTATAGCAGATGCAATCTCCAATCAATTAAGAACTATTTTTTCCATTAAGCCTACACTTATTCCTGAGTCTGTGTTCCAAAACTACTTGTCATTGTTAGAAATGTTTGGAGAGAATGCAGCGGTTCTTAGCCCTTCAAATATAAGTGAAGTCAACGAAATGACTCAGGATATATTAAGGGTTATGGATGAAGAGTTCTCTATGGTAGAGGAGCTGGCTCAGAGATATGAGGCATATGACACGAAGGTAGAGAAAGATGGAAACATTAATTTTGCTGAGACCGTAAAAAATATGTTAAATGAAAATCTGATAGACGAGACAGAGGCTGATCTTATGATGAAGCACAGGTCTAGCATTGTTCCTTCGGTAGAAAAGACAGTTAAAACTGAAGCGGAGATACAGGCAGAAAAGGATCAGGTTATAAAAAACATTCTTGAATCTAAGAAGGTATCTTCTTCTTCTTTACCTAGTAGAGACGAGGTTCTTTTGGCAAAGAAGTTTAAGAGCTTAGTAAAAAACAAAGAGGTTTTAAATAATTTATCTTTGGAAGATCTTAATCAGATAGAAAAATTAATTCAGAATATAAACAACGGATACCTACCACACCTTTCACAGATAATGACTGAGAAAATGAATGCTATCATTGATGGTAATAAATTATCTTCAGCAATTAAGTCTGCAAAAATACCACGCTTCTCTAAGATGTATGCTAAGTTAAAAAACATTATACTTAGAAATAAAAGAGGAGCTATTTCTGAAGCCATTAGAAGAAATCCTTTGTATTATATTGATCAAGTATTTGGAAATTTTAAAAGCAAAGCAATTTTCAATTCTTTATTTGAAAGGTCTTCTGTTGCTCAGGAAAAATTTAGTGTAGATTTAAAATCTGAAAACGGCAAGATAGATAAAGCGGAACAAGAGGTGTTCAAATCTTTTAAAAGAGATGGGAATAAAACATTGATATCTAAGTTTAAGCAGATGGTTTATATGATCCAACTTGAACACGATTCTAACATAGGAAACCCGGAGGTTAATCAAGCGTCAGGGTTTATTAAAAAAACTATTGAAAAGATCGACGCAGGGGAAACCACCTTTACTATGGATGATGCGGTTATGCTTCAAGAAATTTATGACAAATTTAGTTTTAAAGATAGTAATGGAAAGAGTCTAGAAATAGATATAGATAAACTGTATAAATCTTTTAATAAAGCTGAGGTTGAGTCTATTAAAACCATACAAGAAGTTAATAGAGGTCTTGGAGAAAAAGCTGTGTTCACGAGTGCTATTATTCGAGGAGATAAAATAAGCCCTAGAGATAATTATGTACACCTAAACGTATTAGCTGACACCAAGTCTGAGGCTTCGGTAGCCCCGACTACAATATCAGACTTTAATAAAAGCTTAAGACCATCTACAAAAGCAAAGTCTTTAATTAAAAGACAGGGTGTAACTTCGGCAATTAACTTTGATATATATGCTTCAGCTCGCAAGGGTGTTAAAGGAGTTTTGTTAGACTATCATCTTACAGAGCCTATTAGAACTGCTAGAAGGACTATCATACAAGCAGAGGCTGCTCTTAAAGGAAATAAAACCAGAGTTGACACGGGAGATAGAGAAACTCTAACTGCAATCAAGGAAGCTTTTAATGAGGTTGTAGAAAATCTATTAACTAATTCATACACAGAAACATCTATAGGATCCGAGGCTTTAAAGTGGATACAGAAAAACGGGTACCGTGCAATTTTAGCAAGTGCTCCTAGATGGGTGGCTGAACTTTCATCTAACGCAGCTTTCGCTATGATCACTAATCCTGTTTCATTTATAGCGGGTAGTAAGTTCGGAGTTAGATTTCTAAACAGCGATGTGGCTTCAAAATCAATGAGAGCATTAGGTAGCAAACAAACCACTCGCGTGTATCCTAACGATGATATGTCCGCCAGAATGGTAGACTCTAGACTTCTTAATCAGACCGAGGGGGTGCGAGGAGGAAGAGCCGAGGGTAAGGTAAAAAACAAGCTAAAACAGATATGGAACACAACAGGCAAGAAGTATCAAGGAGCAGTGTCTGTGGTAGCGGATGGTTTAATTTCTACTCCAGATAAAATCGTAATGAGACCAATGTGGTTTGGTAAATTCTCAAATGAGTTTAAAAAAATAACAGGGATCTCCCCAGACTTTGATAAGATTTCTGAACAGGACGAGGCTTATATGTCTAAATACGAATTAGAACTAAACCAATCTACTAAGGTTGCGGATGAAACATCTGTAATGACGGGGTCAACCGCCAATCCTTTTATGGGGATATTGAAAGGTACAAGTAATCCTAATCAACATATTACCGTAAAGGCATTTAATGCTTTCAATAATTTTATGACTACGTTTTTAATTTATGAATATGTAACGGCAAGAACAGGGATTGTAAATGCAATAGGAAGGGGTCACCTTACTAAAACAAAAGGAGCGCAACTACTTGCGGGATCTGTAACACGTATGGTAATGTACACGATGATGTCTCAGGTGTTATCGGAAGCATTAGGAGGATTAGCCGAAGATGAACCGGAAGAACCAAAGGATATAGAAAAAAAATTAGGTCAAGCATTTGCATCCACGTTCTCATCTATGCTATTTGGTAGAGACTTCGGAAACTCAACCAAGGCTATTGTAAATTGGGGGCTAGAAGAATTTAATAAAGAGTATTTAGATGGCTTAAGAGATGGCGATTATGACGTATATAAAGATAGTATCCAATACCAAATTGTTCCAAAGAGCAAAAGCGGTAAGGGGACTTCTATTGGTGATTGGCTAGTTAATATGTCAGCGTCATTAGGACCTATGGTAAAGACAATTGATCTTATATTAAAAAAAGCTACAGAAGGTCCTAAAAAAACGGAGGGTGCTATTCAAAGAAGATCAGATGAAATTTCTATTAGAATCCCATTAGAAGTTTTGGGTAATACGGGGTTCATTCCAATGTACAAAGATGTTAGAAAATTAGTTCTTAAATCTATGTATGACGGTATGGCTCAGAAAGCCGCAGCGTCTAAGGATAAAAAACAAAGAGCTATAGATCTTCTTCAGGGATATGAAAACCAAACGGATATGAAGAGATATAATCCGAGTCTTTGGGCAGATACTTTTGGACCAAACTCTCCCGACTACTACTCCAATCAGCAGAAGCTAAAAGAGAAGAGTAACCTTAGAAAAGAAAAACAAAGATTAAAAGATCTTGAGAATGGATATTATCCTTTAAAGAAAAAAGGATTGTTTAGTGGACAAAAGAAAAAGGGATTGTTTAGCGGGCAAAAAAGAAAAGGACTGTTTGATTAATAAAAAAGTCAACAGAATTGACCGAAATCGAAAACCATTGACTTGATGTTTTAGCGTACATCAAATATACGAATTTTAATTTTAAAACCACATAGCTATGCCATTTAAAAGTGAAGCACAAAGAAAGTTTATGTATAAGAATCATCCGGAAATTGCGGAGCGTTGGACTAAGGAAGGTAGTAGCACTACCCAACTCCCCGAAAGGATTCATCCTAAGAAAAAGAAGAAGAGTAAGTTTGCAAACGAGAAGCCTATGAAAAAAATACAGAAAATATTTAGGAGAAATTAATCTCCCATAGGTTTTCACCTTTAGATATATCTAAATATGATATCTCTTTTTCAATTTTTTCTCTGTCTCCAAAGTCTGTGTTTCTAGGTAGCATTTTCTTTTGCCAATCCAAAACAATATCTGAAATGTAAAACCCCCAGATTCCTTTGGGGGTTGAATTAATATACACAGGTTTTGTGCCGTACTGTTCAGCTCTATCTATAAGAGCATCATACTTTTTCTTTTCTAATATCAATGTGCTGTAATGGGTCCTCCGACATTTTAATTCTATATCTAAATTAAACTCAGTAGAAAAACAATCAGAGCTTGCGTACTTAGAGGCGCTCTTAACTAGATCAGAAATAAAATTTTCCTTTATCCAAGAAAATAAATTCTCCTCCCTATTTGGGATAGGCGATGTGGTATTACTCATCCTTAACAGAGGTGTCTATATCATTTAAGGTAGACACCAGCCCTGATATAACGGCGGATAGCTCTTTAAACTCACGATCCACTAAGCACTCATAAACAGAGTTACAAGAGTCGTGTATGTTATCCATCAGGTTGTTGATGTGTATTAGCCTTTCGTTGTCTTGTGCTGATAATTTAGTCATCTTTAATGATTAAGAAATAAAGTTCCCATTAGGGGGTTTATTTTTTTGATTAATAGATATATCTTTCTTGATTGTATTCGAGCTTCTTCCTTTGTTTTTTTAGTAGAGTCGGTTCCTAGGTTACAGTATATATCACAATCAATTCTAAGTAGTTCATCTATCTTCTTCTGGTCAGACCAGCTCTTAAACCCCGCAATTTTATCTATGTCGTTGGTATTATATTCCATTATAAAATTTATTTAACTTGGTTTCTGTTTCCTCTTCTCTGCCTAGGCGAGTACGTTGCACTACGATATCAATAAGCTTTTGAACCCGCCCTGTAGATGAGGTAGTGCGATCTCTCTCTCTGTTTAATTCCTTTTTTAAATTATCTATTTCCAAATATAGGACTTTTTTTTCTATATTTATAGATATAATATCGTTTATTAACCCTCTGTTGCGGTATAACAGGGAGACATTTTCATTGCTTGGTTCATAAGAATTGTTAAGAGTCCTGTCAAAATCTCTTTTTACTAATGTAAATTTTATATTAAAGTCTTCGTCTGTATGGAGATACATATCCAACTGCTTCATATAATGTATAATAGTGGCGTGGTGTTTTTCTATAAGGTTCCCAATGTCTGCAAACCCATAACCCCTTCTTCTCATTAACACTCCAAAAGTGACACGGGCATTTACGTTATTTATTTTTCTATTTTTATCTAACAGTTTACATTGAAAATATTCTTCACATAACTTCATTAAAAATTCTCCGTCTTTGATAAGGTTTTTGTTCTTCATAGTGTGATTGAATTTAATTATTAATTAATATTTTAGTAGATTTCATTTACAGATAGCTTAAGAAACTACCCTCTATACACCTCTGTTTTTAATCCATATTTTTCTAGCTCTTTTAAACGATACTCTTGGAGCTTAGATAGTTTCCCTTTTGGAGTCTTCACCTCGCTAAAGAGCACTTCAGTATTTGGTGGTATGGCAATTATATCAGGTATGCCATTCTTGTTTGTTTTGATAAGCTTAAGTACGTAGTAGCCCTCGCCCTCTAGTTGCTTAATTCTTTTAGATTGTATTTGTTGCTCTGTCATAATGTTAAAAATGGTTGCTAGGTTCTAGATTATAAGGCTCGAAAGTTTTAAATCTGCATTGCTTTTCAAACCTAGCCCCCACCTATTATAGTTCCGTCAGGATAGTAAAAAGTTTATTCACTTAAATTTAATTCTTTTTTAACTTCCTCCCAATACTCACTGGTATATTTATCTACATCTTGATAGTTTGGGGGTCTGCCATTTACTGATGGCAAGCACCTCACTAACTCATCTACACATATCAAAGCAGACAACCTAGCTAGTAATTCAGTTTCTTCTTCTAAAAGTTTACCGTATTCTTGGCTACCATCTGCACAATTAATGCCGCTTATAAATTCTGGAATATGAAAATCAGTTTCCATAATTAGTTCACTAAACTTATAAACTAACTCTTTTGCTTTTTCTTGTGGTGTCATAATTTATCTGTATTTTTTCCTAAAAATTTTAACCCCACTTCAAGTATTTCTTTTGCGTTACATCTATATAAGTAATCTATTTCGTATTTTTCAGTGGCAGTTTCTAGTTGGTATTTAAGTAAGCCTGTAGCATAACTAACAAATGATTCTTTTTCATCTTCACTACAGGCATCATAAGATTGTAGGGCTAATGCTAAATTTAATAATCTTAAGGCAAAAGTCTTATCTTTTACAATTCTATTTTCTTTTATTGGATTTTTCATTTATGATCTTTATTAAAATGTCTTAATGTATAGTCCTTCTTTTTGGTCACTGCCTTGTATATGTCTTTCTCAATTCCCCCTTCGGAGAAGACCCAATACACATCAGACTCCAGCCTTTCTTTAGTGGTCATCCTGTCCCTTGATTGCCAATAACTGGTGGCACTAAAATCTATGTTGTAATATACTAATGCCTCAGCTTTTTGTAAGGATATACCCTCCCGTCCGGAGACTATTTGTAGGGCTATAGATTTTTCTGTGGTATCAAAAACCTCTAGGTCTGTACATAGCTGATCACCGTACACCTCCTTTAGCGCGTTTAGCTCCTCCTTAAATTTATAGAAGATACCTATCTTCGCATACTCAAAGTTATCATAAATGTATTCAGCTTTAGAGAGGTCTAAGATAGTAGAATTTCCTGATTCAAACTTCACGGTTCCGGAATAAATTTGATGTAGCTTCATCATCAGCTTTACAGGAGTGTCGGCTAATATCACCTCTTCTCTCCCCTCAACAACCAAATCTCTTTTTAACTTAGAAGCAATCTTGTAAGTCAATTCTGACATCTTCACGAACAATGTGTGTTCCCTTGTGTCAACCTTAAAGCCAGCCTCTTTCTGCGTGTAGCTAATAGTGTATGGACACATAGCATCAATAATAGTTTCAAGTCCCTTAGAGTAGTCCTTAATCATCAACCCGTTGATCTTACGCTCTGTTATATTAGCGTAGTCATCAGAAAACCTATAGAAATTTTTGTACGATGTAAAAGGATTTCCTTTTATACCATATACCTGATGATACATTTGGCAATAGGATTCCGGAGTTGGGGTTCCAGACAACAGAATCACATACGGATCACAAAGCTTTATCATATCCCTAACTTGCTTAGCTCTATTGCTCGGCTTTGGGAACGCCCCCATACCGTGAGCCTCATCAAGCACAATAAAATCCCACTTAGTATTAGGAAGTTTATGTATACTCTCGTAGTTGATGACAGTCAAGTTGTGCTCAGGACCTAAAAGAGTGTAGTCATTCTCAATACTACTTATTGCTTTTTTCTTTGTGAGAAACAAGACCTCCTTGGCTCCAGATTTATCAGCAATCCCTAATGAGGTTAATGTTTTTCCGGTTCTAACCTCCATAGCTAGGTACAGAAATCTTGATTTTTTTAAAATCTCAGACCCTTTGATTATTATTTCTTTCTGATAATCTCTAAACTCTATCTGTGTTTTTGTTTTCATTCTGTAGTGTTTTACACTTCTGTTTATCTTAGATATTGTTTCTTGAGGCGTACTGTGTTTTAATCTTTTATTAATAAAAGAAGCCTTACCCCTTCCAACCTTTACCTCGACAGTTTGGTTTACAACACTAGCTAACAACGAGCATTGCTTATACATCATAAGATCAGAGTATCCATATATTCTCTCTATTATATCCTCTTTCATTGCTCCGTAGTTAGTGGCTTTATTGATACAATCTCCATCCATTTACCCATACCATCTCTTCCGTCTTCAGGAATCTCACCTGTGGTAAATTTTGCGTATTTAAAAAGCCATTTATAAAACTTATTTTTAGATATAGAATCATTACCATTTGGAGCATAATCGGAATTAAGCTCAATAAAATCAAAGTATAATATTTGCATTGTTAATCTCTCATTAACTTTTAGTAATGGATTTTTTATAAATCCATCAATCAATCCACACCATTCTGCAAAATCTTGATTAGTATCCTGAATAAATTGTCTTGTTTTAACATTTACAAATGTAGATTCAATTAATCCCTTACTAAGAAACAACATTAAACAGTAAATCATATAGTTATCAAACTGGCACCACTCATCATCATTCCAATCAGCAAAAAAGTGTTTACCAAACTCATCAAGAGGAGTGTGGTTTTTATTATAACATTGATGAACCTCAAGTTCCCATTTCCTTCTTGCAAAGGAATTACCTGAACCACTGATGGCATAATTGGTGGTGATAGCAATCTTAGGAGACTTAGAGAACGGTATCTTAATAGCGTCCTTGTTCTTCTTCTCTAGAGTAAGTCCCTCTGTTACCACAGAAAATAATCTCTCAAAATTAAAATGCTTCTTCACATCATCAAAACATAAGATCTGCGTGTCTGCTGATACCAGTTGATATGGGAACGATCGCTCAAAAGCAAACTGCTTACCATCAATAACTACCAACTTCTTCATCTGACTAATAGCATTCATAAACAACCCCTTGCCTGTTCCTCCTTCTGGATTGTCAGATATAACCTCATCATTTAATATTACCGCAGGGCAGTAAGACAGGTTCTTATACCCGTGCATAAGGAACCCAATTGTAGACTCCATTGTTTTCACACGGTCCTTGTCCTCTGCGCTTATACGTTTTATAAACGTCTTATAATCACACTCTGTATCCTTGCATATGGTAAATTTTCTATCTATAACGTGGTCCTTCCACACATATCCCCCTAAATCAAGATAGTCAATAGGCTCCACCCCTTTGCTTGTAACTTTTACCGCACAGTTTTTATAGTACAAGTACGATATGTCCTTAGAATCTTCAATGAAATAGATATCTATAGTTGAAAGAAGTGTAAGAAACTCTTCCTTAAAAAATCGAGTTTGGTCTGCAAAATAATTATAGATAGACATATCGTCCAACTCTATAACGTGGCTCAGTATAAAATCCTTAATCTCTTTGTCAGATGTGTGATCAATAAGATTGTCGGTTACCTTAACAAACACATAGTTCTTTCCCCCTTCCGGATTGAACTTAAAAAAACCATTCTCCTCAAGGAACGTCTTAAATAAAATATGAACTATTTTAATTGTTCCCTTGTCGCTTTTTTCCCAAAAAGTTTTTTGAGCAGTCTCCTTCTCAATACGATTTAATACCGACTCTATTAGCTGACTATCAATTGCGGTTTCTTCTAGTTGATAGCGGATTTCCTTTTTTGATACTCCTCTGATTAGTTTTGTTTTTATTTGGTTTATTTTATCCTCATCCTCGTAGTACTTGGTTCCAAAATTGTTCTTGTTAGAATATGCTGAGTCTAATGTTCTTTTTATTTCTTCAAGAGAGAAATCATCAGATGCGTATTGGTTTAAAATATATGCGGCTAATGATTCTGCGATTCCGTAGTCGTTAAATGCCATTGCAAGGACGAACACATTTTGGTTTCTATGCCCCTCAACCATTGGATATTTTTTAGACCACCATTTTACAAGTATATCAACCACTTTGTTTTCGTCGGTAATTGGAAGCGTAGCTATATCACGATTCTTTACAATCTCTACGTACTCTGGCTCCTCAATTTTATCCCATACAGATGAGTTCTCGTTAACATATATCAGAGGATCGTAAGACTCGTAGCATACTCGTGACACGTTCTTTACCACCTTATCAAAGTTTGGAGAATCAAAATGTTTCTCAAGGGAGTTGAAGTAATTTACGTGGTTATCTTTATCTGCCGGTATCTTTACCAAAACCTTTAGACCATTTCCAGAAGGAGATATAAATACAGAGAACACGAACTTGCTCTTGCATAAGTTCTCCTTGTCTTGCAATAAATCTTTTTGTTTTGGGTATCCATCAAAGTCTAAACAGATAATACCACTGTGCTTAGAAATGGATAGATCGTTTCTCTTTGTGAAGATGCCACTGAAGCAAACTGCGGGCAATAATTTCTTTAGGTCGTTTCTTTCTGCTTTATTCTTTTCTTTTCGTATTGACTTTACAAGCTCTTTAGTTGCTCCTTCCTTGATTCTATTGAGAACAACGCTAACCTGTCTGTGGAAGGGAGCTTCTGTTTCCTTTATGTTTTTGAAGATTGTGACTGTTTGATTCATTGTTGTGTTGATGTTATGTTGATTTTGTGTTGATTTTTTAACCCTAACTTCTTGATCCTCAGTATGACTACTCTTTGTGTTGATTTTTTACTACGTATATAAGAAAAAAAAATAATATATATAGTAAATAATATATATATAGTATAGGGGGTCTTTTCCTTTTTCAACATCGACTAGAGCTAAAAAAAGGGGAGTTAAATTTCTCCCCTCTTTACTACTCTAAAAGACTGGTCTAGAACGGCAGATCCTCTACCGGAGCGGTCACTGGTACCGGAGCGGTCACTGGTACCGGAGCATCAGTCTTTGGTTGAGCCTCCCAAGTATCCAACTCACAGTAAAACCCTCCCTTTTGGGATTGCTTTATGTCGATGTTAACCCACCCGTTCTTTTGGTGTTGGTTTAGAAAGGCAATACCCTCGTCTACTTTAATTGATTGTTTTCCAATCACCCACTCTGGAGCGTTCTCTTGTCTCTTAAATGAGAATCCATCTGCGAAAATTTTTGGTTTTTGTTCCATAACTTTACAAGTTTTTAATATTAATTGATTGATCCAATGTTTCCATCGTAGCGAGAATGATATTATCTTTCTCTTTACGGGTGCTGACATCCATCGGAATTTTTAATATCAGCACACGGGTATTAGGTTTAAATAATCTTTTTAAGTAATTCATTATAATATTTCATCTACATAAAAGAACCGGATGTCCTCTGTTGGATTATCTCCATAGAATCTATGGTATTGGGTTATCGCTCGGTCAACCTTCTCCTCGCCCCTTCTAATGAACTCCTGAGAGGGTCTGAAGATGCCTAACTTACCGTTAGTCTTGTCTACAACATAAAAAATAAGAGGTTTTCCAAATAAAGTTTGGTATATGTAGCACTGACTGTCGTAGTTATACTTCTTAGCTGAGTATTTAAAATCAGCAATCTTACTCGTGGTTTTTAGATCAATTATTTTATCCGTACATAAAATATCAGCCTTTCCTTTCCAAAGAACTCCCTTGATTTCCTTAATCATCGGAACCTCGTACCGGTTTCCTTCTTGTCTAATACCTTCAAAAAACGGCAGGTTTTGCATCATCGTATCTACACAACCCTTTATCTCTATACCTTCCTTCTCTAGCATTATAATATCTTGTGAGCTTTCGGTAACCGCTTCTTTATAGGCTTTCGTGACCCGTGAAGATACGTCAATAAATTTTGTCTCCTTAGCCTTCTCCGGCTCAAGAATTAATTGATGGAAGTATCTACCTTTATGGAAGTTTATATTGTCTGGCTGAGGTTTTCTAAAATCTACAGGATTATCAAGCAAGGATCCTATGTCAGAGTTAGATAAAAATTGCTTGCCAAACGCTCCGTAATAGTCCTCGTCAATTAGAAGTCTATTAATAGTTTTTTGGTCCATCATTTTGCAGATACCGTTTTAGTGATGGTGGCTTTTACATTTGCAGAGATCTTGTACTTACGGGATAATGAATCAATAATACGCTTTACGCCCATAGACTTGCTTTCTTCAACGTATTTTAAAACCCTATCCCAATTAGCATCACCCGTTTTTAATACAATCAGTCCTGCATCTACTGCAGTTGGTTTTGATATAGGTAAAACCGCTATTGGTTCTGAAGCTTCAGTTTCCGGCAAGTCTTCACCCGCATAGATATATATACCCATTCCGTGCATAGCTAAATTTTTAACTAGACACCTCATTAGTGTTTTATTGATATCAAAAGTCGTGGCGGGTGCCACTTCCTTATCTCCATAACGAGTAGTGTAAGAATACCCCTCTTTTTTCATTGACTTGTTGGCACCGTCCATTACCGGTAGCCACATTGATAATGTCTCTCCCGCAATTGTAACTGTACTATGACACATAAATCCAAGGTTTTCATCATACTCGATTCCCCCCATTTCATATGTAGCGTCTGGACACGCTTTTTTAACTTCGCTCCAAGCCCAAGCCCAAGACAAATATGATAGGTTGTTTTTCTTATCAACCTTAGAGTTGACATTAATCGCTGACAATTTTTCAAAGGTAGTCGCTTCCTTTTCTTCTGATTTTGACATTTTATTTTGATTTTAATAGATTTAATTTTTGTGAGATTCTAGAGTATCGTGCCATAAGAACTGCACGACTCATCTTCCATCCCAATATTGCTTTTTTACTAACCCTTCCATTTACCTCTTGCTTAATGTGCGCCTCAATGTTAATAAGTTTTAGTCGAATATTCGTCAAAGATAATGTATAAACCCCATATCTCCACCCTTTTTCAAAAAAAAGATTATATTCCTGCTCCTCAACCTCCTCATAATAGTCACCACCCTTGGTGGTGTTGTATATTTTTATTCTGAGTGTCTCACGATCCATTATGGATTTTATACCATATACGATTCTAGCCTCACAACACTTGCTATTAAGGTTCGTAGAATATTGATCATCTACTGACTGCTGGAACACATCTGCTAAATTATACTTCATCCTTAATGGTTTTTACTACTAGCTGGTAATCCTTGTCTTTTTTTACTATTTTTGCTGTCTTACGAATTCCATAAGTGATAGAGGAGTGGCTTATAATGTATCCCCTTTCCGCCATATACTCTTGGATGTAAACCAGTCTCATAGGTCGTTTTGCACACAAATAATATAGCAGGTGTCGGGAATCAACAGCATCTTTTCTTTTGTTTTTTTCAAACAGCAGTTTGTCTTCAATGCTAAAAAGATCACACACCCTGTTTACATATTGGTTAAAAACGTCTTGCTTCATTATGTTTTTGATTTGAATAAATTGATCCAAAAGATTTAAATAAATTAGTTAATACATTTGTTACGTCTATAGTTTCCGGAGACATACGCTCTCTTGACTTCCGTTTTTTAGCGGTAACTTTGTTTGATTTGATCATAATTTAAGTTGTTGTGTAGTCAAAGGGTTTGTATTCTTCTTCGGTATTTTTTATTGCAATAATCAGTAGTATAAGGTATCCACAGAGATCAAATAATGTGTCTTCTGTAGCATCATTTAGTCCTTTGTTTTTTATTCTTGAAAGCTTATCGTCTATTCTTGTGCACAAAGAGTCCACTGCGTCCCCGTTGCTGAAGATGTGAATTGGCTCTAGGGCTGAATTTCCATAAGCCTCGTTCTTTTCTAGTAGCATATTACGAACCTCGTCCGTTACGCTTATAATTCTTGATCTATTATCAGACATTTTAATATAATTTAATTTTAACGAATTTACGACTAATTTAGGTCTAAAACTAATTATTTCCACCCTATTAGGTATAAACAAAGGTTGTGGGGGGTATATTATACCTTATCGGGTTCAATTAAATAATGCCTAAAGATATTCCCGTTACGTTGCTACGCAAGAGGCTTTACTTTGCTATATCTAAAGGCACTATCGTTGTTATCCCGTAATTGTGGTGTTATCCGACGTTAGGTGCAATTAATAAGCACCGTTACTAAACCAATATTTCGTTTCACAATCTTCGCAACAATGTACTTCATCCCAATCCCAATAACTACCATCTAAAGTAGAACCTTTGCTTTCATTAAAGCATTTAGGATATTGCTCGTTGTTCACTACATAAGTTTCTGTTGTGTCATTGTGTACTGTGCCACAATTAGGGCAAGAGTATTCTTTACCCTTAACTGCACCTAACAATGTATATAAATCATTGCATTTAGGCATTGGCTTAGTTCCGTTCAATTTATGTTCAATATCTGCTGTATTCATAGTTCTGTGTTTATTTATTAATAATGCAACGCTTCATATACTAGTCCGTTATGTGTAATGCTACCCAAAGTTATCTATGTCAGCACTATCTCTATATTTCATTTCACAACCAATACACTCAATATCTTCTAGTTCACTTTTTGTCATTTCACCTAAGTGATGTATGTTTTTTTCGTGTTCGGGTATCTTTTCACCGCACGCACTACACATAACACCAGATAAAATTAATTGCTCTTTTAGTGCTTCCCAAATAAGTTCAGGGCTATTAAATTCTGACCTAAATTCATCTTCAAAAGTATCTTCAATCTTACTTACTTTTTTTATAAATTCTGCTTTTTTCATTTGTGTATTTTTATTTAATTTGTTTCTTAATTCTACGCAACTAATCTTATCTGCGATACGTTATGTGGCATTTACTGCACGTCTAACATCAACCCAATATTTTCTAACAGAAACCACTCCCCAATTTTCTGCTTGTAATTCAATTTCGTCAATTACCTTATTTACTACTTTATTTGTTTCTTTATCGCTTGGCATATAACCATTGTCTTCATCCCATTCATATTGTTGAAACTTTTCTAATAAATCTTCTGCTTTTAATTTTGGACTCATAATAAAATAACGCCACATAACAAAATATAAAAATAATAGCCTAGTTACGTGGTCTTATTAAAGGCTATTGTGTATTAATTAATTTAGTTTATAATTGAATATTTGTTTACTTTTTATCGGCTACTATTATTATACTAACCGTTACCAAAAATAAAAAATACTAATCTTTCATCTTTTTAATAAAGTCCGTGAAGTGTAGAGTGTATGCAGGATGAAATCCATTGTGTTTTAAAATACTTTCATCCATTATTATATCCATTGGTGTTTTAGGTATAATTTTGTCTTTTACTTCTTCTGTTAATGTTTCGTCAAGGTATTTATAAAACTCAATTCCAAGTCCGTCAATATCTTCATTGGTTAGTGTTTTACCAGCTTCTTTCCAATTTTTTCTAATAAAGTATCTAAAAATGTCTGTCATAATTATCCGTATTTTTTTACATTTGGTAACACCGTATAAAATCCATTGCGAAAAGCAACGTATCTTATACAATTCGTTATGCTTAATTTTTTAGCCAACATTCTATCCATAAGTTAAGCCAAAGTACTTGTATATCTATTGCGAAATGGTATTTACCTATATTGTTTTGTTTGTTAACTTTTAGCACAAATCCAAAGTCTAGCCAATCCCAAATTATGTGAGGTTTAAAAAACATAAGCATAACACCGTATAAAGTCCATTGCTTTTTATCTTTTTGGTCACTTATTTCTTTACTCATAATTTCTGTTTATTAATTAGTTTTGTCGCTTAATTAAAGGTTGCAACGTACCTTATACAGTCCGTTAGCAAACATAATTTGCTACTATTCGCATTCATTACAATGTTCTTTTCTTCTTCCATTTTCATCGACTGTATAACCATATCCATCACAATTACCGCAAACAACGGATTTGCTAACAACGGGTATCGTTAATGCTGTGTTGCAAGTTTCAATAATCATTTTACCCCATTCCTCATCAACTCGACCAAGTTTTATACCTGTTAAAAGTTGTACTTTTACTTGCTCAATATCGTTTTTTAATTCTTCCATTTTTATTAAGTTTTGTTATTATTAAATCGCACTAACCATACCCAAATACGTTGTGCTTAATACGGAATACTAATAAAGGTATGGGTGCAAAGTTTGCAAACTATCTTTTTTTACTTCTTCCCAGATTATTTGATTATCCCAAGTGCAAGGCACAAACACTTGTTTGCAGTATAATTTAACTCCTGTTTTTCTAAGTTCAGATATTACATCTTCCATCTCTTCGTCACTCATATTGTTTGCGCCTTTTATGTTCTTGCTTACAAAGTCAGCGACTTGCAAACTCTCAGGTTGTTCGCATACATAACAACGGGTTTGTTTATCCGAGCAAGAAAAAAGTACTAAGCACAACAATGTATAAAGTGCATAGCGAGTAAGCGTTTTAATTAAGTTCATTTTGTATCTATTTAAGTTCTTTATAATTCAATATTTCGTGCTGTTTAGGTCGCTACGACACCTTATACTAGACGTTAGAGTGCATTGTGCTTAAATTACATCACCACATTTGGAGCAGGCGGTTATATCTACGCCACAAGTTATATCTGCTTGGTAATCGTGTTCGCACAACGTACCCTTCGGCACACTAACACCAGATAAAATTAATTGCTTGGCTTCTAGCTTTTCTACATAAGACTCTAATTGGTCAACGTATTCTAAAAATCTCATTTTAGAACCTTCATAATACATTACTCTTTCTGGTTTTGTTATTTCTTTACTCATCGTTTATTTATTTAATTCGTTAATATTTCCGCAACTAATCTTATCTGTATAACGTTATACACAATAAATTAAACCTAACACTATCAATCCAACAAATAAAGTCATACCAACATAGTGTTTAATTAATTCTCTTGTCTTGTTAATATTTTTACCCTGTAATTCTAATAAAGCTAATTTCATATAATATCCTCCTTGTAACATAATTTTGTTTTTTAAATGGTTTAATTAAAAGTGTATAACATCGTACATAATTAATAAATAAAACTAACTGCGTGCTAGCTTTGTTTCAAGTTCGTATAGTGTAGTTAAACTAAGTACTGTATGGTTTCCATCATTTAAGCAGTCTCTAACAAGTCTAATTAAGTACCTTCTTTCTGCTTCTGTTATTTTAATTTCGTGTTTCATAATTCGTAATTTTAAAATTCATATTCTAATTCGCCGTTATGCGCAATTAAAGTCCGTCATTTAACTCTTGTGGTTCTTTATTACATTTAGCACATATATACCCATATAGATGGTCTTTCACTTTTCCGAGTTCTTCTACATCCCAAAGTTCCTCACCGTCTTTTTCAGTCACTTTTACTTTAAACTTTTCATTCCAAACATTGTATATCCTAATAAATTCATCAGAACCACATTCACATTTATAATATTTCATTTTTAAATCAATTAAAAGCGCATAACAACGTATAAAATTAATGCGCTTGGTTATACTACTTTTCTAGTACATATCTAAGGTGTTTAACCTCTTTTCCTTTCGTGTGCACTTGTATTCCTATGCTTGTAGGTGTGCCGTTATTGTCAGCCATTCCGCAAACACTTACAACCTCGCTTACTTCAATTACTTCGTGCTGTTCTTTTTCTACAACCATATAAGGGTAGTTAATAGAACCGTTTTTAAAATCCTCAATCTCTTTTTTTGTAAAATATTTCATTGTTTTTTGTTTAAGTTTATTATTAACTAACCCTAACACAAAATATAATGCATAGCTAGTATTGGTTTATTTATTAAGTTGTTCGGTATTTCCGAACTACTGTATTATTTATTTTGGTTCGTGTATTGTAACGCTACGCACCATATTCAAAACGTTATGTGTAATACTACTTATCTCGCCAAGTCCATCCTAAACACCATTTGCAAAACAGTCGGTTTATTAACTTTGGTTTTTTTGTGAAATTAAATTCAATCGTATTTACTTTTGTCCCTGTAATTTCGTAACTACCTACAACTTTAGGTGTTTCAATTTGATTTAATGTAAATGTGTTATTTTCCATTTTAATTAAGTTTGTGCTAAACGTTAGCATTAATATTATTAATCACAACCGCACTCGTAGTTATTATTAGTGTTCATTTCCTCTTTGCAGTCTCGGCATCTAAGTATTATTCGTGTGGTTAGTTGGTTCAACCGTTCATTTATTAAGTCTGTTAAGTCTTTTTTTGATAATCCACTTCTAATATGAAAATTCAATTCATTTAAAAAAAGTTCTTCTCCTGTCATAATTCATTTATTTAATCCGTTAAAAATCTAATCATATACTCAACGTTGTAGCCAATTATTTGCTATCCTCTATAAATCGTTTAACTATTCTCTCCAAAGCAAGGTCTTTGTAATTGGTAGGCATAGCGTATTTCAATACCGCAAATAACTGTTCGCTTTGCCCTACAACATCGGCTATAATTAATTGCTGGGCTTCTGCTCCTTTATGAAATCCGTGCATAAAACCATTGCATTCATCTTGGTTAAATCCTAACTTAATATAATCATTAAGTGCTTTTTGAAACTCTTCTGTGTATTTTTCGTTTGTCATTATCTATAAATTTTAGTGTTATTATTTTGCAACTAATCATAGCCGTGAGCGTTAGAGTTAATTGCCCTTTTCAGGTGTTATCCTTTTACCACATTCGCAACTTAAATAAGTCCAATCAGAGTTTACATAGTATTTGCATTCGTGGACGGGCAACGTAACACTAACACCAGATAACTTTAATTGCTCTTTATGGTATTGTTTAGCAAATTCGGTCATTGCATTTAGTATACTTTCATTACTATTACCTACCTCTACACCGTTTAAGTGTTTGTTTAATATTATTTGTTTATTCATTGTATTTTATTTAATTCGTTAATATTTCCGCAACTAATCTTATCTGTATAACGTTAGCAACCATTAGACCACCAAGTTTCGCACTTTTTACAAGCATAAGAATTTTCTGTAAGTGTTGTTTTATGTCCTTTAGATTTACATTTATGGCAAACGGAATTGCTAACAACACCTATATTTAATTGCTTACTTTCTTCCGTTTCTCTAAGGTTTCTAATTAATAATTTACTGTTTCCTTTTCTCATAACTTTATTATTCTAATACGCAACTCTCGTTATCTGTACAACGTTATATTTAATGCTAGATTCCAATGTATTCAAAAACGTGTCCAACAAATTCACCTTTTTGATATTGGTAAGTTCCAATGTATTTTCTATCCACACCCATATCATATTTGATTTCGTGACCTGTTCCAAATAATTCAAAAATCCTTTCCTCTTTTCCATTGTCTGTTTTAACCATTACCCACATACAGGGCTTAAATGTTTTTTGGTCTTGTTGCACCGAAAGTATTTCAGCGTCTTTAGGTATTTGCAATTTTGTAAGTTCTTCAAACTCTAATTCATATTTCCAAATCGTGTACATATTTATTTTGTTTTTAATTAATTAACCGCACTAAAATATAACACCAGATAAAATTAATTGCTTATTTCTATCATTTAAAATCGTATATGCTTCAGCTGTAATGTCTCCGTTCTGGTGTAATCGCTTTAAAATACGTTCAGTTTCTTTTAATTGTTTTTTGTTCTTCATTGTTTATTTTGTTAAGTTATTATTCACGCAACTAATCTTATACAATTCGTTACCCCTCCACATTCAGTATATCACATTTTCTTTTACCAATGTGTAGTTCTACTAAAGCCGTATCAATCAAGCTGAAGTCTTCTGAATAGTCATAGAACAGACCTTCAATCTCCAGTACTTCTCTTACTGTTGTACAGTTTGCTATGGCTGATATAAATTCTTCTTTAGTCATTTAGATTGGTTTTGTGGTGGTGGTGTTGGGTAATAAAAATTAACAATACTTTAAAGATGTTTATCAATTTACTAATCTTTCCATAATTTTTTCTTTCCTTATTACTATTCGTTGTAAAACATATTATTGACCTAATCTTTTTTGTTTCATCGAGCAACCTAAACATTGTTGTTTACATTCTTCACTTTCCTTTACGTTAACTGCATAGCAATAAGACGATTTTACAACACCGCATAAATCAAATGCAACCATATACCCCATCTTAAAACCAAACGCACCGTCAAGGTTGTTTATATATCCCTTTTTTTCAGCTTCGTTACAGAGGTTATCCATTACTTTAGCCTGTTCTTTTGTTAATTTTATTTTATCCATAATTATATTTAATTACACTTGATTTATACGTACAACGTTGTAATCACATTTAACAACATCGGGCTTTTCTTGTTTTTTTATATAATCATTCGCTTTTTTTTCAGATGTAAATCGTTTAGTATATCTTTCTATTATCGTTTCATAGTGTACTACCCAAACACCCCTTCTTAATTTTTGTTTTGTAAACATTTTTATAAAATTTTAGTTAATATTTCCGTACTACTTACAACAACATATATAAACAATTAAAAATCACTTCTTGCCATTTATTAACCATAGTTCTACTAAAACCATAGCAGCAATTAAGCAAATTGTATTTTCAAATCCTTGAAAGTGTTTAAGTGCTACCAGAATTAAAGTGATTACTACTGCTACTATTGCGTCTGTTATTCTTTTGTTCATTTTATCTAATTTTTAAAAGTTCATATATGAGTACGTTATGCCACAATTAAAGGTTTTTAGCCTTCCATTCTAATTGCTCTATTACACCATTACAATCTAAATCATACTGTTCAGCTATGTGCTTACCTAAAACCTTTAACAGTTCACTTTGTTGGCTAACACCAGATAAAATTAATTGCTCTTTTAGTTCTTTATTTTCAGATTTTAAGCTAGAATTATTATCCATTAATTTAATATTGTCTTTAGCTAAATATTCTGCTCTTTTTTTATAATCTATCTCTTTTTTCATTGTATTTTTATTTAATTCTGTTAATAATTTACGCAACTAACCCTAACCGCATACGCTACCTACGACACTACTCTTCGTCTTTCAATTCCTTTTCCACTTCCTTTAGCCAATTATTTATAACCTTGTCACACCATAAGTCTATTAATAAAGTTGATCCTACTACAACCCTAACCAATGTAAAAGGAAGGTGTAGTAATGTAGTGGTGTACAGTGTTGTTTTTTTAATTATTAGTAGATAGTGAGGAATCGAACCTCATACTCGTCAGTAGTGCACACACACCTATCTTTTGATACATTATCCTTTTACTACGTTAACTGAATAACCTAACTTCTCCTCAATCTGAGCAACTGTTAGGTCTGTTTTTTGTTCGATGATGGTAGCCCATTTGCCTTTTTTGAACACGTCATATCCAAAAGACCCCGAACCCCACCACAAAACATTATTGCTTTTTAATGTTTTAAACCCGCCCTTATCTAACGTGCGATTACGTGACGACCCCATACCTTTAATAGTAACCCCCTCTTTAAACCCTCTCTTCTTAGCTTCGTTTATTAAAGCAGTTTCGACTTCTTCGTCGGTGGCAGGGGTAAGCGTGTTTGACGGTGGCGCAGAAAAATCACGAGTGTCTTCACTAAATATGCTATGTCCAACAACACTCCATCTTCTAAAATCGCCTTGGTATCCTACAAACGGAAATACAGAGCCTTTTGACAAATCACAATAATGCTCGGTAAGCTTATACCACTTACCAACCACCAATTCAGTTTCCTTGAATAGTTTTGGGAACTCCTTTTCTATCTTGGTTTTCCAATCTGTACACGCTTCGTTGTGAGCTTGTAAAATAAATTCTTTTCTTGATTCTTTCATAATGTTATTTTATATTTATGTAAAGTTATAAAAATTATCCTTAATTTACTAATAAGGTTGTGAATAGGGAGGAATCGAACCTCCCAAAGCACCGTGCTATTCTTTAATCCTCAGACTCCGTAAAGTCTGCGTGTTCTCTACACTCACTACAAATGTCTGTTTCATACCAGCGGTCTACACCACAACAATCTGAATATTCCATACGTTTCTTTTTTAGCCGAAAATAACTTCGCCAAAGGCAACAGTCTGCAATACACAGTCCGCATCCATAGCGTCATCATTCTCGTTGATTAAATTTAATAAACTCTCTGAGTCAGTTTTACTGACCTTCGTATATACATCTTTTAAATACACGGGAAAGGTTTCCCCGCTCTCTATATCGTAAAAAATAATAGGATTTCCGTCCTCTAAAATCTGCTGAAGGACATCCTCGTGGCTCGGATTTTTTATCTTTTTACTCGCTAATTCGTAGTGATTAGAACTGTAAGTTAATTCTATTCCGTACCCCTCTATCCATCCCAATCCGTTGCACATTGAGGTATGAAAGATTTCCATACTCTCCTCTTTTGATAATTTAATTTCCATAATTTCTAATTGTGTTTGTTTTCTCGTGCGTGTTCAAATAATTGCTCGTCGATTGAGTCTTCTAAAAAAGCCGTGAAGAACGTGGTAATATCCATTCCATTTAAAGTAACCCTAGTTACCTGTAGCTCTTCTTCAGGAGGAGTCTCATAATCTCCATCCCACCAATAATAGTCATACTCGACTGCTAGTTCGTAGCTTAATGCTTCTTCGATCGTAAATGTTCCTTTTGTTTTCATATTAATATGATGAGGTTGGTCTACTCTGATTTTTTTCAAATGTAGCACTCTCGTACTCGTCTTCATCGTGGTTAGTCAGTTCGTGAAAGTATCTCATTAGCTTTTCTCCAATGGCATCTAACTCCTTGAACCTATCACTAAACTCAAGTTGTAAGCGCACGTTAGAAACGCTTGCTCTTATGGTATCATTTACCTGAATTGCCCCCAACATACCGCCACCTAAGTAGTTCTGATATGCGGACATCTTATGCCCCTTAAAACCTAATGGTGTTAAGTTAATTTCTACTCCTCCACCTCGTGAAGACACCTCTTGTCGTAATGTGATTTTTTTAAAGTTCATTCGATTGTATTTTAAGTTAAGACGCTTCTCAGCGTTTCGCCCTTACAGGTTCATCAGTTAACTACACCTCAATTTCAGATATTACCCCATCAATCTCTTGATATTGCATATCCTCCTCCCAGTCAGTCCAGTAATAAATTTCTTCGTTGTATGCCCAATCCATAAGTTCATCATCGGTTAATGATATCGACTGCACCTCATTGCCATCCTCGTCGGAAGGTGTCCATTCCTCGGCTCTTATCAGCTTAATCAAGTCCTTTTCGTACTTCACATATATGGTTTCCTGAAGTAAGAAGCCTTCGTCCATTCCTTCGCTTGTCACAGAACACTGTCGTGCCCATAATTTTCTTTCCTTAGTCATCTTAGTTTAATTTAAGTTAGCTACCTGCGCCCCATCGAAGGGCAGTATCGGAATACAACACGCAGGTAAGAAGGGGAATTAGTTACATTCTGTGCTATAGGCATCTTGATAGTCCTTTAACCTAGATGTCGGATTGTCATACAGTCCGCTCGGAAGCATTATACGTGCGTGAGGTAAGCCCCAGTTTTTTTGAGTCTGTAACTCAATACACATACCTCGTAGTTCATTGTTGTTCATCTCAGAAGGAATTACTGAGGAATATTTGTTGTAATGTATCATAGTTTTAAGTTGTTAAATTTCATAATTATTATCAATCCAAGTCAAAAGGGTTTTTTTGTTGGTCACCCCTAGCATCATAAATAGCTTGAAAAAGTTTAGCGTTCCACCAATATCATTGGACTGGTTTAATGCGTTCCACTTCTCATTTAAGTGCCTTCCAGTAAGTAAACTGTCTGCCCATACAAGGTCAATCCAATTGTTCGGAAAGTTGTTAGCAAAATACATAAATGTCGTTATCTCACTATCATCATCAACAGACTCAGTTACAACCATCCTGTGCTTCTGAGCTTCTAACACTAGCACAGGTAAACAAAGGTTATAAAGTTCTTCGCTATTAAACTTAGCTACCAACTCTGCGTGGTTTTTACTTTCAAAATATACTTTTATCATCATTCTAAAATTTAAGTTAGCTTCGGGAAGCAATTTCGCTTTGCTCTAAGTACGTCTACGTATCCCGTTGTTGTTTTTAAGATTGTTGTTGGTTGTGCCACTTAATGAATTGAACTACCATATCATACGAAGGTGTTATTCTTCCCGTAACTAGTTCATCCCGAATCAATAGAAATTCTTCAAGGTCATAGACTCCTTCAATCTTTTCTATTTTTTGAACTACTTCCATTAGCCAGTCCCACGAAGTATGGTAGTGGGTGTCCTGTAGGGTTCTTTCGTTGTCATCTGAATATCTTACCATTTTGTGCCCGTTTCCTTCATAGGTTTCAAAACCCATAAACTCTGCTACCAATCTATTACTTTCTTGCTTCTGCATATCGTTTTATTTTAGTGGTTTAAAATTGTGTTCTATATCCTCGGCACAAAATGCTCATCCTGTACCATTAGTCCAGTAAAATCGTGGACAATATCGCTCTGTGAGAAGTATGACGCATCGCTGAACAGTCTGTCTGCCCAGTCCGCATTATTCATCACAAATACACCACATACACCTATAACAGTTAACCGTTGCAGGTCAGCGTAGTGGTTTAATACATTCGTTGGTATAGCGTCTTTCAATAGTTCTGATAATTCTGTAATTCGTTTCATAATTTGTTACGTGTTAAAATGATTAGAATGGTATTAAAAATAATTAGCAATTCAAGCACAACAATACTGTCAATGCCTATGCCATCTACGCCTTCATTTACTGCCCACATAAAAATGCAGAGCAAAACTAATAGCGTCATAAATAAAATGTCCTTTGTTTTCATACTGAATATTTAAAGTTAGCCATCTGCGTAGTTATCGCTACTATGAAATGCCCATTGCATCGCAGATTATTTGGTCTCGCTATATGGGGAGTCTTTATACTTTTCCCTAGCAAAATTCGTATATCACTTCAGCGCCCACATCATTAACCCCATCTACAGATGGCTAAACACTTGATTATCGTGCTAGAAACCAAACAGCTATTAGCTATTGGCTGACAGTATTTTATGCGCTGATATCACTATACTATTACAATATGTCAATGAACGATAACGACGCTTCTCAGCGTTTCGCCTCATAAAGGCTCATCAGGTTACCTAATATAAGTCAGACTTCTTAATAGCACTGACCTCCGCTTTAGGTAACTCGTCACAGTACGTTAAAAACATATCGAAAGACCTTCCACAGTTTCTGTCCGCAACCCGCCACGATGCAGATAGTTCTTCATCAGCATTCTCAATATCATCTCGTAGATTGTTGTAAGTGTTATACTTTACCAACCACGATATCGCCTTGTTCACCGTGGATTGATGTTTTGGGTTGATTGCTTTCATAATGATATAGATTTAGTATTGGTTTTGAATAAATGTTGAACATATAGCACTTACGTAGCCATCTCCATCTAGAGAAATCCAGCCACTGCTAGTCATCTCTTTACAGAATTTTGAGTAGGTCATATTTAAAGTGTTTTCTGCCCCGCCTTCACAATAATCTTTAGCACATTCATATGCTAATTTCTTGTTGGTGAATACTCCTAGTATCCCATCTTGATTTCCTTGTACTACTATTAGTTTTTTCATAATTATATAGATTTATATTGGTTGGCTTCATTTACCGCTGACGCATTAGGCGTAGCGCTTGTAGTTGTTAACGCAGTTTTAATTAGTCGAGTATTAGTCATTTATTCGTTATTTATGATGCAATGTGCTGAACATCAGCTACTTACGTCGGTTTTCTAAGAGGGAGTATCTCTCCCATAGAACAAATCTCGACTAATTCTAGACTATAACCTAATTAATTCTCGACTAATTCTGTTTATGTGGGAATTAACTCACATTTATCCGCACCATATTTCTAGGACAGAGTTTAAGCAAGGTCTGAAGGGGTTTAGTTTCTCAGTGTTTGCGGGGGTTGTGGGCGCATTGCTAGTCGGATATTGTGCGGACAAGCGCGGAAGCGGGCGCAGGCGGTGGCGGTGGGGATACTGGTTGCGGGTGCGCAGGCGGTGGCGGTGGGGTGTATCAAAACGCCAAAAAAACGGAGCGGAAAGTTTCAAATCAACAAGGGGCTATCACAAAAAAAATCGTTTTCCTACAAGGGATCCTCCTCGTAGATCTATATATTACCCAAACCCTCTGGATATCTAATAAATTTTTTTTCGTATCTTTGTGGGATGGATGATTGGTCTCTTGAGTTACAGAACAGGTTGGGTATAGGGTTAGCGTTTGGTTGGTCTTGGTACGAGCAGGATTCGGAGTTTGATTATTCGGAGTTCATTTTATTTTTAGGGGTAGTAAGTTTAAATTTTAAATACGAAAGATATGAAGTATAAGAGTATGGGTGGGTTGACTGTCAAGGACGGGAGATTGGTTAACGATAGATCTGCGGGTTTATCTGGCATTTCTGAAGCCAACAATTTAAGGAATATGAAGAGTCATTCTGACAAGGTTGGTATGATTTCTGATGGAATATTATTGGCTGAAGCCAAGAAGAAAATGATGGGAATGTAGTTTTATTTTGATTGATTGATTGTGAGAGGGGATTAGGGTCCCCTCTTTTTTTGTTTTATACTTTTTTCTCCGTCTAATTCTCGACTAGTTCTCGACTAGTTCTCGACTAATAGTCTCTTTAAGGTGTTGGTTTTAACACTGTTGTGTTGGTGTTATGTTGATATTATGTTAATATTTTTGATCTAACTATCTGATCTTCAGTACGACTACTCTTTATGTTGATTTTAAAACGATTTTGAAATAATAAATAAATATATATATATACAATATCTCCACCCCCCCCCTAGAGAGAAAAAAAAACAACATTTTTTTTATATGAATTAATTGTCTACCTTTGTCTTTATTATAAATAAAAAATCAAATCAAATGTCAGAACTAGGATACTCTCCAAAGAACTTATTGTTCGATGACACGGGCAGAAAAAAACTAATTAAAGGGATTACTACAATTGCTTCAGCAGTTAAGTCGACACTTGGACCTTCGGGTCAGACAGTGCTGATTGAATCGCCTCACCACACACACGGAATAACTGTCACCAAGGATGGAGTAACTGTCGCTAAGGCGGTAGACTTATTAGATCCTGTCGAGAACCTTGCGGTTCGTATGATGAAGGAGGCAGCCGATAGGACGGCAACGGAAGCGGGTGATGGTACGACAACGGCTATTGTCTTAACTGAAGCACTTGTTAGTTCTGGGTTTGATTTACTTAATCAAGATGGCATCAACAAGACTGAGGTATTGCGTGAGCTTGTATCTCTAACCAATGATGTTTGTAAGAACTTAAAGAAGAAATCTAAGCGGGTTACTCAAAAAAGGTTAAGGGATGTGGCTACTATATCGGCTAACAACGACAAGAACTTAGGAAAGATTATATCTGATGTCTATTCAAAGGTTGGCAAGACGGGTATCGTTACTGTTGATAAGTCACAGACGAGCACCACTCATTATGAGACAACAAATGGGCTGAAGGTAGACAGGGGTTATTCGAGTGATCTGTTTATAAATGATCACCGGAAGGACGAGTGTATTTTAGAAGACACATATGTACTTGTGAGTGACGCTGAGATAAATAACTTACTTACTATTGAGAGCATACTAAAACCAATTATACAAGACGGCAAGAGATTGTTGATCATCGCGCCTTGTTCTCAGAATGTGCTAAACACTTTATCGGCAAATGTAATGAAGGGCGGGTTGAAAATATGTGCTATCACGCCACCGAACTTTGGGTACAAGCAACACGAGCTAATGAATGACATTGCGCTTACTGTTGGGGCTACATATTTTTCTGAGAAGACTGGTGATGACTTAAGTATTATAACTGTTGCTGATTTGGGGAGTGCCTCGAAGGTAATTGTATCTAGGGACTCTACTATTATTGTAAAGGATACCATAGAGGATGAGCCTGCGGTAACTGAGAGGGTTGAGCAATTGTGGGCAGCCCACAAGATGGCGAGCAACAAAACAGATAGAGACTTCATACTATCACGGATAGCTTCCCTTACGGGAGGTGTTGGTGTGATATATGTTGGAGGAGCCACTGACCTAGAGCAGAAGGAGCTTTATGATCGTGTGGATGATGCGGTGTGTGCTGTTCGTTCGGCACTTGAAGATGGTATTCTTCCGGGTGGAGGGATAGCACTTCTAAATGAGTCAATAAACCTACCATCTAGTGCCGCGGGACATATTTTAGGTGCAGCACTTAGGGCTCCATTTAATCAGATTTGCGAGAACGCCGGTGCTAATCTTATAACACCACCACTTAAAGCATATGATGAGGGATGGGACATAAAAAACAATTCTGAGTATGGCAATATGTACAGGATGGGGATCATTGATCCTTTGAAGGTAACTAAGTCGGCGCTGCAGAGCGCGGTATCGGTTGCTGTAACAATATTATCTACCAATGCTATTATCACAATGGCACGGACATATGAGACAAATTAAAAGAAACTATGCTTGTATTTGAGTATCACCCAATATTGGGACTGCAATATTATTTTCAACCAATAAAAAAAAATAAAAATGAGACCAATAGGAAAATATATATTAATTAAGACAATACCAGAGGAGGTTAGGGCTGAGTCTGGTTTAATTCTGTCTGCTGAAGATGTATCTAAGCTTCGTTACAAAAAAGGTTCTGTTGTGGAGCCGGGTGGCGATGTTTATTTACTAACGTCAGGCGATAGTATTTATTACGATACTAGTGCTGGATATACGATGGTTATAAATGGCGAGACCTACACGATCATTAGGGAGTCTGATGTCGTTGTTGTCTTATAAAGACATTCATTTTTTTTATCATATCGCGATATAGTCTATCGGTGTAGCTAATATTAGCTAAGAATAACGGGTTGGTGCTTCTGTTTTCAGGGAATTCCTCCCCGTTTAGTTTTTTATACATTGATCCGATCATACGTCTTCCTTTGTATGATATTTCGTACAATGTTGCTTCCTTGCCCTTTCTTTTCCGGAAGACAACTATCCATCCGTCTCTCATAAGGTTGCTAAATCTTTTTGTACTCCAAGACAGTAGCTCATCGAACTCATAAAATTTTGACTTGTTAAAATACTTTTCTGAATAAAGGAACAGAAGGACATCTAGATCTCCTGTTTTTAGGTTGTACTTTGCCTTCATAAAATATCGGATGACTCTCCAATACTTTAAATAATCTTGTGGCGGTTTAAAGTTATATTCCATTTGAATTGTTATTAAAATTTTCATTAAATTTGCATATACAAATATAGTAAAAATTATGGGTTGCGAAGGAAAAACAGGACAGGCATTAAAGGATTGCGAGAAAAAGTCTAAGGTTTATAAGGCGAGTGAAGGCACTGTTGCTGATTTGAACGCGGCTAATTTTAAGAACAAGGACGTTATGAAGTGGTCTACCCCTAAGAAAAGGGTTGCTAAGAGCGGTGGTTCGGATCCTATAAGAGGATTGGGACAGTTAGGTCAAACCACAAGGATAGCTAGGCAAGGTACAAAAAGAAATAAAAAATGAGTAAAATAGGCAGGTACGAGATAAGCATTCAGTACATTAAAAACATATAAATAAAAACCACTATGAAAAATCAGGGTTACAATTCAAGGTTGGATGAGCACTTAGGGGCTAAGAACGGAAAGAACAGTATGAGCAAGGTTGCTCGCAGAGCTATGTCAAAGGGGATGTCAAAGAAGATGACCGGTCACGCATACTCAACGGTAGATAAAAAATGAGAAAGTTCAGAAAATACTTAGTGATACTTAAGGGGTCTTGGAACTCAATGCTATATTGGTTGATGTTTAAAAATTATAAATGTTGTGGCATCGAAGGGTGTGACTGTAAAATAAAATAAAAAATGGAATCAAAAGGACTTGGTGATACTATCGAAAAGATAACCACTGCCACAGGTATTAAGAAAGTTGTTGATACAGTATCAAAAGTTTTAAATAAACCTTGCGGATGTCAGGATAAAAAGAATAAATGGAACGAGGCTTTTCCTTATAAAAAATAAAAAATGAATATGTCTGATATAAAATTGTATGCAATAAACCTCGTTACTCTAGCTATGTCATTTTCTCAGCTAGATATGATTCTTAAAATTACACTACTAGCCGCATCAATCGGATACACAATACAGCGTTGGTATTTACTAGACAAAGAAAGAAGAGATAAAAAAAATGAGAAAGATAAATAAAATTATAGTTCATTGCTCTGCAACTAGGGAGGGTCAGCATATTGATGTTGATACTATCCGGGGATGGCACGTAAATGAGAGAGGGTGGTCTGACATTGGCTATCATTATGTTATTTACTTAGATGGGAGTATTCACACAGGTAGAGATATCAGAAGATCAGGAGCTCACACAAAGGGTCACAACAAAAACAGCATTGGTGTGTGCTATATTGGTGGTGTAGAGGCTGATGGAAAGACTCCAAAGGACACTAGAACTGATGCTCAGAAAGAAGGATTAACAACGCTACTAACAGAATTAAAAACGATTAATTATTGTGAGGCTATTATCCACGGACACCGTGATTTTTCAAGCAAGGCTTGTCCTAGTTTTGATGCTACGAAAGAGTACGAGTCTATAAGCAACTACTATGAGTGATAATAAGAACACAATAAAAAATGGTGGCGAAGGAACCTTTGTAGGAAAGATCCTCAGAGGCATAGCCGGCGTGTCTCCTGACATTTTAAATATACTTGGCACCGTAACGGGTGTGGACGGATTAAACCGCTTAGGAGACGCTATACGAGGCAGTGATGACATCCCACAAAACGATAAAGATTTATTGTTAGCAGAACTTGATAAAGATGTTGAGGTTGCTAAGGAAATTACCAAGCGTGAGGTTGAGATCACCAAGCGATGGGAGTCTGATATGAAGTTTGGAAGTACGCTGGCTCGAAACATAAGACCATTGGTGGTTGCTAATTTTACTTTGTTAATTGATTTTCTACTTATATCTTCTCAGTATGGCAGACCACTTGGTGAAGCCTACTTACCTTTAGTTATGACATTAGGAATTACTGTCATTGGCGGATACTTTACACTAAGGGAATATGGCAAGACAAAAATAAAATAGCTTTATTTTAATTATGTATCTTTGTGGGGATAAAATCTTTTAGATGGCAAGAATAGCGACATACGCTCTAGATACAGATATAATAGGCACTGACAAATGGATTGGCACCTCGGTAAACTCCGCAAATGCCACAAAAAACTTTACCATAGATGCGGTTGCTGAGTTCTTAAATGTATCTGGGATTATAGAGTCTCAGGCATTAAGATATAGATATCAAGATAGAATTGGTAACGAGGTAAGAAACAGGGGCACGATCTCTTTTTTAACAACAGCGGGAGCGGCAGTTTCATTTTCTTCGATATCATCTTGGATGTTAAGCACATATGCCTTAACAAATAAAGAGGTACATACGTTTTACACGACACCGCTAATAGGATCAACTGTTCTTGTGACCAATGCTGAGAACCCAAGCAACTGGGCAATTTATTTATGGGACAGTTCGGCTCAGGTTGTATTGGAGCCTTTGTTCTATGATATTGGATTAACATACATATCAGGATCGGGGAACTTAGTGGCTGGTGATGATTATCTTATTTCTTTATTGGGGTATGATTATTCTGGTGGAAACGACAAGAACTTTGTTTTTACACAAGCCGTGGCTTCGGACACTTGGATCGTGCCTCATAACCTAGGTAAGTATTGTGCGGTATCGGTAATAGACACAGCGGGAAGTGTTGCATATGGCAATGTTAAATACGACAGTTTAAATCAGGTAACAATAACATTTAGCGCGCCATTCTCAGGGAAGGTGTACTGTAATTAGATATAATATTAACATAAACAAAAACAAACAATTATGGCAGTTCTAATTTTAGACAATCTTGAGTTGGGAGAAAATCAATTATTGAATGCCTCTCTTCAACAAGTATCTTCAGATCCAGCAGGATTTGAAGCACAAATAATTTACAACACAACAAGCAATACCTTTAAGTACTACAACGGAAGCGTGTGGGTTTCATTAGATGGCAGCGGTGATATTAGTGCGGTTATAGCCGGTAACGGGCTAACAGGTGGTGGCACTTCAGGGTCAGTAACATTAACGGTAGGATCAGGGGATGGTATTACTGTAGCGGCATCTTCTGTAGGTGTAGATTCAACGGTAGTAAGAACAACTGGAGCACAAACAATTGGTGGTCTAAAGACATTTAGCTCTATACCTATTGTTGGAACAGCACTGACGGCAGACAACTCTACACAAGCAGCGTCAACAGCTTGGGTAAATCTTCAGGGATATTCAACTACGGTAGGGGTGGTTACCTCTGTATCGGGATCATCAGGTGCTGATGTTGGAATAAACATAACAGGAACTGCTGCGGTGCCAATTGTGAATGCAACATTAAATACAACGGCGGTAATAGCGGGTTCATATACCTATTCATCAATAACTGTAGATGCACAGGGTAGATTAACTTCTGCGTCGAGTGGTGCCGCTCCGGGAACAATGAACTCCTTTAGAATGCAAGGGGATACAGGAACGATTGAGTCAATCACAGACAACCAAATTCTTAGTATTGTGGGTGGCACAGGTGTAGACACCATATCTTCTTCGGCAGATACCTTAACCATAGCTCTTAATCTTGATGAACTTCCAACAGTAACATTATACAACGGCTCCACTGAGTATATACCAATGGTTACTGCGGCTAATGTATCGAGTAAAATACTAGGAAACAACATATCATTATCCCAGTTAGGCGCTCCAACGGCAAGTTTGGATATTGGTTCAAACAAATTAATTAATGTCCTTACCCCAACGCTGGCGCAAGACGCAGCAAACAAGGCTTATGTAGATGCGAGTGTGTCAGGATCGGGAGCTTTGATCTATCAAGGCGGATATGATGCCGCGACAAACACTCCAAATCTGGATGCGACTCCGGTAATAACAATCAATAAAGGTTTTACATACACGGTAACTGTGGCGGGATTGTTCTTTACGGAGCAGGTTGAGGTTGGTGATTTAATTATTGCAGAGATAAACACGCCTACAGTGCTTACGGATTGGACAACTGTTCAGAACAACGTAGATATTGCATCATCAACTACTGTTGGTATTGCTTCCTTTCCTGTGGCGGGAGGTCTTAGCATCACATCATTAGGAGCTGTAAGTATGCCTGATTTGGGAACGGCAAGTGCGGTTGGGTCGGCAAGTCAATCATTAACTATCACAACGGATGCAAAAGGAAGGATTAGTGCTAAGTCAGCACAAACCATTGCAATTACAGCTTCTCAGGTAACTGACTTCTGTACGGCGGTTAGTTCTTGTGTAGCAACAGACACCGCATATGCGGCTAACATTGGAGATGGTGCTGCTACATCGATAGCCGTGACACACGGTTTAGGAACGGCTGACGTAGCTGTTGAGCTTTATAATATCGCAAGTGGACAGACGGTATATGCTACGGTGGTTAGAACATCAATAAATGTTGTAACTATATCAACATCGGTTGCAATAGCATTGAATGCTGTTAGAGTTTTAGTTAAAAAAATAGGATAATATGGCAGTTGAATTTATAGGAGGTTTAAATGTAGATGGAAATGTTGGAATTGGAACAGAAACGCCATTGTCGGCGTTGGACGTTGTAAGCACGACGGGTATTAGACTTGCACATTCTTCGTCACCTTCGGGGTATTTTATAGAAATTAAAAGTAATTACAGTTCGACATTTCCATTTAATATCGGAGTTAATAATTACGGTAAACCGATAGGGGTTCAGAAAAATTTAGGTTCATCTAGCGCAGTTACTTATGTAGGTGGTTTTTATGGTTTAGCTTTAACGGCAGGAAATAATGGAGATCCTATTTCAAGTGATGTAAAGGTCTTTATAGAGCCGTCAGGTAATGTAGGAATTGGAACAACAGGACCAGCTGTTGAGTTAGACGTTGTGGGTGATGGACAGTTCCAAGGTGTTACTCCTAGAATAGTGCTAAAAGAAACCGGAACATCTAATGATTTCTCAATCAAAGTGCAGACTGATGGTAGGTTAAGTTTCTTAAATGATAATTTAGCTTCTGAAGTTGTGACATTTTTGCAGTCAGGTAAAGCTGGGATCGGGACTACGAGTCCTACCTATCTTCTTGACGTAGAAAGTATATCTACAGGTACCATAACTTTAGCTCAGTTCAAAACAAACGAAAGCGTATACAACGGTGTATTGGTAGCGGCTAATGCTAGTAGCGGATGGATCGGAAATGGAGTTATGGGATCCGACGAAGGTATAAAGTTTGAAGACACAACTAGATCGGTACAGATATATGCAAATGGAGCTGAAAGAATGCGTATCGATCCCTCTGGAAATGTAGGAATTGGTATAACTCCTACCACATATAAGTTTGATGTCAGTGGTAACGGCAGGCTTTCTAGCACAGTAACAGCAACCAACTTTATATTGTCTTCAGATAAAAGATTCAAAGAAAATATATATGATATCTCACCAAAGGAAATAGCTGTCAAATGGAAATCCTTTAATATAAAAGATTCAGACGAGGGTTACAGAGTAGGTGTTATTGCTCAAGAGCTAGAAATTAAACATCCGGAATTTGTACAAACAGATGAAGAAGGATTCAAGTCTGTTAAGTACATTGACCTACTAATATCTAAGATATCAGAACTAGAAAATAGGATTAAACAACTAGAAAGGTAATGGCAATCCCAGATACAACTACTTTTTCACTTAGCGATGTGGTAACCGAGATTATCCCAACAACTAATGATTTAGTTGATTGTTTTGCAGATGCAGTAGCAGGTAAGTTTGATGCAACCTACTCTGGAGATCAAAACCAGTTACTTAACTTTAGAAATTATGGTGCCGTAACCACCACGGCTTTCTCTAGTTCTATAAATGAAAGATCTGTTTGTAGTGCAACGATAGATCAAACATATTATCACTCAGGCACAGGGTCCTTACCTGTGGTAGGGGATACGGTGTGGACAGACCAAGGAACAACCCCTTTAGGGCTTGGTAACAGAAGAAAATCAGGAACAACAACATATAATATAACCAGTTCCACTACAGGGTTAGTAGATAGTGTAGGTACGTGTGATTAATAAATTAATAAATAAATATATTTTTCATATCTTTGTAAAAATTATAAATCATAAATTAAATTAAAATGAAAAAATTAACAGAAAAGGAACTAACAACAATTCAAGGATTGGTAAACGAATTTAACCAAACAAAAGTTCAGCTTGGCGATTCAGTAATCTCTCAAGCTAATCTTATCAAGAAGGTAGAAGATCTTAAAGTCTCTTATGCAAAATCAGAGAAATCTTTGATTAAAAAATATGGCAAGGACGCTGTAATAAATATTGAAACAGGAGAGGTTAAGGATCCTGAAGAAACACAACTAGAAACGGCAAAATAATATGGCAAGAATTAGTACATATCCAATGGACGCAATCCCTACGGTTGCAGACTACGTAATAGGAACAGATGCGGATGATTTGGATATTACTAAAAACTATCTTATTGGAGATATAATTGGGTTAGGTGGCGGAGGTACCGTAACCTCAATCACTCCGGCTGCTTCTACAGGAGTGGGAACGGCAATAACTACGATTGGTATCATTACATTTACAGGGGCTGGAGGAATTACAACCTCTATTAACGCTGCCAATGAAATAACTATTACAGGCTCAGGCGGAAGTGGTGTTTGGACAACTAATGGTTCTGACATATACAACAATAACGCCGGTAATGTAGGCATTGGATCCGCATCGGTACCATCTGCCCCCTTAGAGGTAACGGGAAGAATATCTCAAATAGGATTAAATAACAGTACATTTATTGGTTTTGAGTCGGGAGCAAACGACACTGGAGGGTACAACACAGCAGTGGGCTATCAAGCCTTAAAGGCAAATATAGGAGGGAGTTCTAATGTGGCTATAGGCTACAACTCTTTGTTGTTAAACACCTCTGGAGGAAATAATTCTTCTATAGGATATAACTCCCTGCAAAACAATACAATAGGAAGTAATAACCTAGCCATAGGAACACAGAGCTTACAGGCAAACATATCAGGAAGCCAAAATGTTGCTATTGGATCAGGGTCTTTAGGAGTTAATACAATAGGCGGAGGAAACACTGCTTCCGGAACTCAAGCTCTTAGTCAGAACTTGTCGGGAAATAACAACTCCGCAGTAGGATTTGCTTCTTTAATTAGCAACACTATAGCAGATAACAACTCTGCGGTAGGGTATTCTTCTTTGCAGAGCAACACCTCAGGAGCTAATAACTCCGTGATAGGATCTTATGCATTGTCTAGTAGCACCACGGGGTCAAGTAATATTGCGGTGGGTAGCGATGCCGGAAGGTATGAAAAAGTATCTGGTGCTGCGGTAAACACATTATCAACGCAAAGTGTGTTTTTAGGGGCGGATACATTATCTAACACTAGCGGAGAAACAAACCAAATAGTAATAGGTTACGGAGCTATTGCGGGCGGTAGTAATACAGTTTCTATAGGAAACTCTAATATCGTATCAACATTCTTAAAGGGGGATGTTTCCACTATAGGAAACATATCCGGAAAGATTGTTAAAACCCTTGGATATACTTATGCTGATTTATTGGTTGCTGTTCCAGTACCTGCAGCCGGAATGAGGTCATACATAACAGATGCTCCGGTAGTTTTAGCTTGGAGAGACGTTGCCTCCGGTGGCAGTACGGTTGTGGCGGCGGTATTTTATGACGGAACAAATTGGATATATAGTTAATAGTAAATTTAATAAAAAATGGATATACGCAAGATATCGGTAGGTCCTGATTACAAGTCAGGGGCGATGCATTACATTTCAGGTCAGACAGTCCTTAACGGAAACTACAAGATTCATCTTATAAAGTTTGACACCTCTAGAAGCTCTATAGTAATCTGGATCCAAAATCAAAAGGAAGAAGTAGTATTATGGAAAGAGTTTACTAGTACAATGCCAATATCTATTGAGTATAATATAAACTTCTAAATGAAATCTCCATATAATTTTATAGTAAAGCCCATAGATGGGAAGAGGTATAATAATTCAAAAAAAATAGGAGGTATTGATTTAATAATCAGCACCTCCGAGGAAGACCATCGGTTTTCAAACAGATACGCTGAGGTTATTGAGACACCTTTAAAGTATAAGGGACCTATATCTATAGGTGATACCCTACTAGTCCACCATAATGTTTTTAAATTTTACAACGATGTCAAAGGTCGTCAGAGAAGTGGAAGGAGTTATTTTAAGGATGACTTGTTTTTTATAGATCACGAACAGTTTTTTTTATATCACAATGGAAAAGAATGGAAGTCTTATGACAGATACTGTTTTGTAAAACCAGTTCCTGTTAGTGAGTCTTATATATTTAAACCCTTTAGCGACGAGCCATTAGTTGGCTTAATGAAGTTCCCAAACGAATATCTAATCAGTAAGGGTGTTAATAAGGGGGATCTAGTTACATTTGCTCCTGAGAGTGAGTATGAGTTTACGGTAGATGACGAGAAGCTATATAGAATTTATGATCATCAGATAAGTATGGTGATATGAGTAAAAAAGAAAATTGGATTTTCTTCGCAGAGGATTGGAACGAAGAGAACCTACCAATCAGAAAAATCAAACGAATAAAAGATGACATCAAAAGAAATAAAGATAGAAATAATAAAAGCCGGGGAAAGAGCCGTGAAGGAGCTGATAGAGGTTGCGAAGGAGAAAATTATTAAAATTGATCCTGAAGATGCTCTGTCTGCGGACAGGTTAAAAAACGCAGCGGCTACAAAGAAACTCGCAATATTTGACGCTTTTGATATTCTCAGCAGGATTGATCTAGAAAGAGATGCTATTGAAATGTCTGAAAAAGGCGAAAGTAAAACTGATACCAAACAAGGATTTGCAGAAAGAAACTCAAAATAACCTATATACAGTACTAAAAGACTATGTACCTAAGAGTGTGGTTACCCTTAAAAATAAAGGGAAGTCGTGGGCATATGGCTATGACTCAAAATATGAGATTATTGTTATATCAAAAGATGGGACAATAGGGGATATAATAAATATAAGTGGGTTGGTTATAGCTCTCCCGGCACCAGATAAAAAATGCTGGACAAGAGATACGAAAAAAGAGGAACAGTATTGGGAACGGCAGGAGTTGCCTAAGCCTTTAGATAAAATTAAAAACATACATCAATGGAATGATATGGACTCATCATTTAAAGATAGATGGGTTGATTACATTGAACAAGAATTTGACCATAGGGAGTATGGGATGTTCTTTAAAAACAATGGGAATATATCTTACATAACAGGATCCCATTATATGTATATCCAATGGGCTAGTATTGATATTGGATACCCCGACTTTAGGGAGGCAAATAGAATTTTTTGGATTTATTGGGAGGCTTGCAAGGCTGATAAGAGGAGTTTTGGAATGGATTACCTAAAGATTAGACGTTCAGGATTTTCTTTTATGTGCTCCTCTGAGTGTGTAAACACAGGCACACTCGCAAAAGATGCGAGGGTTGGAATACTATCTAAGACAGGTGGTGATGCTAAGAAGATGTTTACGGATAAGGTTGTTCCTATTTCTAATAGGCTGCCGTTCTTCTTCAGACCTATACAGGATGGTATGGATAAACCAAAGACTGAATTAGCTTTTAGGGTTCCAGCATCAAAGATCACAAAGAAAAATATGTTCACTGTACAAGATGATGATATAGAGGGTCTTGATACAACAATTGACTGGAAGAATACCGATGACAACTCTTATGATGGTGAGAAGCTATTATTACTAGGTCACGACGAATCTGGTAAATGGATTAAGCCAAATAATATATTGAACAACTGGCGAGTTACAAAAACTTGTTTGAGATTAGGTAGCAAGATTATAGGCAAGTGTATGATGGGATCAACATCAAATGCTTTAAGTAAAGGTGGTGATAACTTTAAAAAATTATTTGAAGATTCATCTACATTAAAACGAAATAGAAATGGACAGACTCGTAGTGGATTGTATTCTTTATTCATTCCAATGGAGTGGAATATGGAGGGTTTTATTGATAGGTATGGTATGCCGGTTTTTAAAACACCTAAAGTTCCCGTAATGGGAATTGATGGTGAAATGATCGATCAGGGTGCTGTAGATTATTGGCAAGCCGAGGTTGATTCTTTAAAAAATGACGCTGATGCTTTGAATGAATTTTACCGTCAGTTCCCAAGATCTGAGTCTCACGCCTTTAGGGATGAGAGTAAACAGTCTTTGTTTAATCTAACTAAAATATATCAGCAGATTGATTATAATGATTCTTTAATAAAGGAGCATCATATAACAAGGGGGTCTTTCTCTTGGAAGGATGGTATAAAAGATAGTAAGGTTATATTTAGCCCAAACAATAGTGGAAGGTTTTATATATCTTGGAATCCTAAGCCCCAAATGCAGAATAACTTTACAATAAAAAATGGTGTCAAATATGCAGGTAATGATCATATTGGAGCATTTGGATGTGATAGTTATGACATATCAGGTACCGTTGGTGGTGGCGGATCTAACGGAGCACTTCACGGATTAACCGGGTTCCATATGAATGAAGCTCCAATAAACACTTTTTTCTTAGAGTATATTGCCCGCCCACAGACGGCAGAGATATTTTATGAAGATGTATTAATGGCTTGTGTATTTTATGGGATGCCAATCCTAATTGAGAACAACAAACCTAGGTTATTATATCATTTTAAGAATAGAGGATACAGGGGTTTCTGTATAAACAGACCAGACAAGCATTACACAAAATTATCAAAGACAGAGAAAGAGTTAGGAGGAATACCAAACTCAAGCGAGTCTGTGAAGCAGGCTCACGCCACGGCGATAGAATCTTATATTGAGAAACATATTGGGATGGATACCATTGGAGATATGGGGGACTGCATATTTATGAGGACATTAGAAGATTGGGCAAAGTTTGATATTAGTAATAGAACGAAGCACGATGCCTCTATAAGTTCCGGTCTAGCTATAATGGCAAACCAAAAAAATCTATATTTACCTCAGCAAAAACAATCAAAAATAAAGATTAACTTTGCAACATACAATAATAAAGGAACAATTAGCGAAATGATTAAATGAAAGATGTTAAAATAAACATAACATCCGAAGGTTTTCCAAGCCAATTTGTGTCGGATTCAATTAAAGCTTCAGAAGAATTTGGCTTGCAGATAGGGCAAGCTATTCAGTATGAGTGGTTTAAGAAAGACGGTGATGGAGGAAGGTACTACGGACAGTGGAGAAAATTCCATAAACTAAAACTGTATGCTCGCGGGGAGCAGTCGGTGGCAAAATATAAAAACGAATTAGCAGTTGATGGCGATTTATCTTATCTAAATTTAGACTGGACACCCGTACCTATATTGCCTAAGTTTATTGATATTGTTGTAAACGGTATGTCAGACAGACAGTTTAAGGTTAAGGCTTATGCACAGGATGCTATGTCTCAATCCAAGCGAAGCAAGTATCAGGATATGATTGAGGGGCAGATGATTGCAAAGCCTATCTTAGAATCTATTTCAGAAAAGACGGGGGCAAATCCTTTTGTTACGGAACCAAACTCTCTGCCGGCTACGGATGAAGAGTTGTCTTTATATATGCAACTAAACTACAAGCCTGCAATTGAAATTGCAGAGGAAGAGGCTATCAACACATTATTTGACGCAAACCACTATGATGATATTCGTAAAAGAATTGATTATGATGAGACAGTTCTTGGAATAGGTATTGCTAAGCACGAGTTTTTGATGGGGGATGGAGTAAAAATTTCTTACGTTGATCCTGCAAATGTAGTTTATAGCTATACTGAAGACCCGCACTTTAAAGACTGTTTTTATTGGGGAGAAATTAAATGCTTACCAATTATTGAGTTAAAAAAAATTGATCCTACACTAACAAATGAAAACCTAGAAGAGATTTCTAAGTATGGGCAAGATTGGTACGACCATTATGATGTATCACAATCTCAACAAAATGATATATTTCAACGAGACTCAGCCACTATAATGTACTTTAATTACAAAACAACTAAGGATGTTGTTTATAAGAAAAAAATTAAAGACAACGGAAACAAGAGTATGATTGAAAAAGATGACCAATTCAATCCTCCTATAGAAATGCAAGAAGAAGGTAAGTTTGAAAAGGTTTCAAAAACTATTGATGTATGGTATGAAGGGGTTATGGTTATGGGAACTAACATCTTGCTTCAATGGAAGTTGTCAGAAAATATGGTACGCCCACAGTCGGCAACTCAACACGCTTTACCAAACTATGTTGCTTGTGCTCCAAGAATGTACAAGGGTGTTATTGAGTCTTTAACCAGTAGAATGATTCCATTTGCAGATTTAATTCAGATAACTCATTTGAAACTTCAGCAAGTTATATCAAGGGTTGTTCCGGACGGTGTGTTTATTGATGCAGATGGTCTTAACGAGGTAGACCTAGGAACAGGAGCCGCTTATAATCCAGAGGACGCTTTAAGGCTATACTTCCAAACGGGTAGTGTAATAGGAAGAAGCTACACTCAAGACGGAGATTACAATCAAGGAAAGGTTCCTATTAAAGAATTAAACTCTAGTTCGGGCGCATCGAAAACCCAAATGCTTTTAACCAACTACAATCACTATCTGAATCAGATCAGACAGGTTACAGGTTTAAATGAGGCTAGAGACGCAAGTATGCCTGATTCAAACTCTTTAGTTGGGGTTCAAAAACTAGCGGCATTAAATTCTAATACTGCTACGAGGCACATTCTTGATGCTAGTCTTTATATTTATAAGAGTTTGGCGGAGGCGTTAACCTATAGGGTAGCTGATATTTTACAATACTCAGACTTCGCAGATGAATTTGTTAATCAAATTGGAAAGTATAACGTAAGTATTCTTAATGATATCAAAGATTTATATATTTATGATTTTGGTATTTTTATTGAGATATCTCCAGATGAGGAGCAGAAAGCGCAGCTTGAACAAAATATTCAGGTAGCTTTATCTAAAGGGGGGATTGATCTTGAGGATGCTATTGACATTAGAGAATTAAGAAACCTTAAGCTTGCAAATCAGTTATTAAAAATGAAGCGCAAGGGGAAGATGGATAGGGAGCAGAAACAGGCACAAGAGAGCCAAGCGATGCAAAACCAGATGCAGATGAACCAGCAGCAGATGGCTTCAGAAATGGCACTGCAAAAATTCCAATTAGAAATGCAGGGTAAGATGCAACTTAAACAAAGTGAGGTAGCCTTTGAAATCGAGAAGATGAAAAACGAAGCCCAGCTTAAGTCTCAGTTAATGAACCAAGAGTTTCAGTTAAATATGCAGTTGCGTGGTATTGAGACCAATCAACTTCAGGATAGGGAAGATAAAAGAGAAGGGGCAAAGGCAAACAGAATTAGCCAACAAAACTCTGAACAGTCTAAACTAATAAACCAAAGGAAAAATAACCTAGCACCAATTAACTTTGAGTCGAATGAAGACAGTTTGGACGGGTTTGATCTAGCGGAATTTAATCCACGATAAATATAAAATTTATTGTGTAACTTTGTAATATTATTAAATTTAATCAAATATGGAATTTCAAGTAAAAGATCTAGGAGAGACAGACGGTAAGTCTGTACAAGAAGTTGAGCAAAACCTACTCAATAAACACGCATCAGAAAATGCAGAAGGGGCGGATGGCGCAGAGGCTTTGAAAGAAGTTGAAGCTGAAGAGGTATTAGAAGCAGATCCGGCAAAAGAAGGATTAAACGAAGAACAAGTTCTTTCATTTATTGAAGAAAAATATGGTAAGCAAATAAATTCTCTTGATGAATTTACGCAAGCTAGAGAAGAGTCAGAACCTCTTCCTGAAGATGTGGCGGCTTACTTTAAATATAAAAAAGATACAGGGCGTGGGATCGAGGATTTTGTTAATTTAAGCAAAAATATCGACGAAATGAACCCTGATAAATTGCTAAAGAGCTATTTAATGGCAACCGAAGAAGGTCTTGATGAAGATGATATCGACATTATGATAGAGGATTATTCATACGACGAAGATCTTGATGAAGAGTCAGACATTAGAAAAGCAAAATTAGCGAAGAAGAAGATAATTGCTAAAGCTAAAAATTATTTTGAAGCTGAGAAAGAAAAATACAAAGTACCTCTTGAGTCAAGGGGTGGTTCTATTTCTGAGGAAGATTCAAAAAACTTAGAGGCATATAAGCAATCTGTTCAAGAAGCAAATACTTACGAGGAGGCACTAGATCGCAGAAGCGAATGGTACACTACCAAGTTGGATGAAACCTTTAACAACGAATTCAAGGGCTTTGAGTTTGAAATAGGAGACAGTAAACTTGTGTATTCTCCGGGAGATTCTACAGAATTACGTAAAGCACATTCGGATCCGGCAAACTTCACAAAGAAGTTTTTAACGGAGGATGGTCTTTTGAAAAATTCCAAAGGATATCATAAGGCTTTGTCTATTGCAATGAACCCCGATAAATATGCCGAGTTCTTTTTTGAGCAAGGTAAAGCAGAGGCACTTGATGGTGCAATGCGTAAGGCAAAAAATGTAAATATGTCTCCGCGCCAAACACCACAACCAGCTGCGCTTTCGGGAGGAATGCAAATACGAGCAGTAGGAGACGACAAAGGTCGTGGACTAAAAATTAGAAGTAAAAAATAATAACTTAAAAAAAAAACGATTATGGCAGTACAAGCAGTACCGGGATATAACTTGCAGCCAAGTGCGCAACAAGTACCTTTAGCAACAAATTACATCAAGGATTTTAATTTCTTGAATCAATATCTTCCTGACACTTACGAAAAAGAATTCGAGCGTTATGGAAACAGAACAGTAGCATCATTCTTGAGAATGGTGGGAGCTGAAATGCCTTCTAACTCTGACCTTATCAAATGGGCAGAACAAGGAAGGTTGCACACTAAATACACTAACTGTGCAACAGCGGCACTTGTAAATGCGTCAACAGCAACATTTACAGTGGGTGATGTAGGAATTCCTCCATACACAGCTGACAATGCAATTGCTGTTCGTGTTGGACAGACAGTAATGTTAACCGATAATGCGGGTGGTGCAAACAACAAAGCAATCGTAACCGCAGTAAATGTAGGAGCAGATACTTTTACAGTTGCATTTTATGAAGCAGCTGGTTTAGCAGTAGCGGGAGCCGGAGCAGTATTTACTGTGTTCATTTATGGTTCTGAATTCAAAAAAGGAACTAACGGAATGGTAGGTTCTTTAGAAGCTGATGATATCTTCTTCGAGAATTCTCCAATCATTATCAAGGATAAGTATTCTGTATCAGGTTCTGATATGGCGCAAATTGGATGGGTAGAAGTTACTACTGAAAATGGAGCAAACGGGTACCTATGGTATATGAAATCTGAGCACGAAACAAGACTTCGTTTTGATGATTACTTAGAAACTTCAATGATTGAGGCAGTTCCTGCAGAAGTAGGTTCTGGTGCAATCTCGGCAGGTGGTGATGTAGGAAATAAAGGATCTGAAGGTGTATTCTACACAGTAAACCAACGTGGAAACGTTTGGGGTGGTGGATTTCCAACGACTCTTCC